TGTAGGGGATTTCGCCGTCAACCATAAAGGCACCATAGCTAATCAAAGCCACAAGAAAGACGCCGATGCTTGTATGTGAAATTTGGCTTTTAGCGTATGCAAACCAGTCCCCATCATAACTGCTAGGCGTGGTCAAAGTTTTTAGTATGCTCTTAATCATTTCACGCCCAGCTTAAGCAATGACCCATCCTGATCCAGTGGAAAGAACGGGCACGAAGTTTGAGCCACCCCCATTGGGGTGGAGTAGAAGGTTGTTGCGGTTGCATCGGCATAATGGACCATTTCTGCGCGGGCGGAAGATGGCAGAACCCGCCTCCGTCTCGTTACAGATGAAGTTACAGGATGAGCAAACCACGCCGCCTGTGCCGTCCATGTCGAATTCCTTATTCGCCAGCAACGCTAGGGAAATACACCGCCTCAACGCTATAGCTTTCGAGCGCAATTTCATCCGCCGCGTTAGTAAGCTGGCCGGTGATGGTTAGCGTCATGTTTGCGTCGGTATCAACCGCAAGCGTGGTTGGCGCAACGGTGGTCTCGCCTGGGTCCGACGCAGAGGTCGCCCCCTGAACAACTTGACTATCAACGGCCCCACGGTTTTGCACCTGCGTAACGCGCGATGTGCCAGCCGATCCCGTAACCGAAGCGGTGGTGTCCACAATCTCGTTGCCGTTCAGCTTGATCCTGAACGTCTTGTTGTTGGCGTTGTTGGTTTGGCCGGTCTGGGTACGGATGCGCAGAAGTCCGTTGCCGCCCATCAATCCGCCTGGGATTTCAACGGTTGCCAGTGTCGTTTCGTTGGTGTCGCCAGTGTGGGCGCTCCGCTCACCTGTAGACGCAACAAACTGAGGAATTTTGCGCAGTCGGTCCCACCGGTCAGCGTTGGGGTTGTAGTTGATAGCCTCAATACTGGTGCCTGCCGTGTCTGTCCCCCATGCGCGGAATTGCCCAGGGAAGTCGGGGTCATCCTTGCCGTATATGTTCAGGCCAGCGCCCAGCGCAAGGCTTGACGCCCCGCGAAGCTCCATGATCTGACGACCATCGGTAAAATCAACGGAAACGGTGGAGTATGCATCGTTATCCGCCCCTTCACGCGCATCAAAAAGGCGGTGGCTGTGCTGGTTGTAATAGCCCTCAAGGCGTCGAATTTTTCCAGGCGCACCTAAGTCAGTGCCGACCAAATAGTCACGTGGATACGGGATGCTCACATCAACCGCATTATCCCCCGGCTTGATTGTGGCAACAGGTGCAACAAACTGCTTGGCATTCCCCATGGGGTCATCAGCGCCACTTGCCAGCGGCTTGTCGATAATGTGGATCACCTTGGCGCGGCGGGTGTAGTTGGGGCCATAGCTATAGGTTCCTGGAGCCCATGGGCCGGAAGGCGTCAGGGACGTTGTGACCCAATTGTCGGGGCTTCCAGGCTCTTCCGTCACGTTGTTGCGGCGGGGCGTCATATTCAGACCCTCCCACGACACAACATCACCGTTGGCGCGCCATTCCTCTTGGTTGATAATGAGAACGCGGTCAAGGTTGTCGCGGGTAATGCCCTCTGGCTCCTGCGTGATAAAGGTGCCAAGAGTTGGGTCATTGCCAAGCTGCGCTTGCGTGTAGTCATTCAGGGAGCCAGCGTATTCAACGCCCCGAATGAGGTTCCCCTCATAGTCGATGAATTGGACAAGCTTGCGCTGAAATGGGTTCACAAAGCCGCGTAGCACCGCAATGTCATTCTCACCAGGTGCACAGCCTTGAAGCGTAGCTTGCCCGCTCTCAGGGCCGATAAGAATAGGCACAGGCCCGATTTTCGGCTCAACGTCCAGAGACCCACCAGGGCCAGCCGCAACAATTTCCTCAAGAGAGTAAACGAACAGGTAATGACCCGTGTCATCTACTTTTTCCTTCGTGTCGTTTGCCAGAAGAACAACCTTGTCACCGTAGACGCCGGTTGTAGCGGAGCGGTAGCGCTCATAACGCTGACCAGATCCGGTGTCCCCGAATAGTTGGTAAGCGGTGACATTGGCTTGCGTGGTCGCCGCGCCCTGCCAATCAATCACAGACAGACCCTTGCCGACATCAGGCTCGGAACCCTCTGCCTGCGCGTAGAGGGTCACGTTGGCACCGTCCACTGTGGCGGAAAGGTCTTGCGAGTGCGCGATATTCAGGATTCCAGAGAAGGCAACGTTGTTAGGATCACCCACGTTATATTCAGTGATCCGATAGCGCTCAGGCGTGGTGCCCCCGCTGTCATCGCGTAGGGAGACAAACACCTTTTCAACGCCAGAAACCTCAGCCCATGCCATACCCTGCGGAGGCAGTCGGGAGCCAGGGAAAATCTGCGTGTCGGTAGTACCATCATCAAAGCCAGCGAACGGCTCAAACGATTTGCGCTGGCGAAGCTTGGAGGCAATGGAGGCAGGTGTCAGGTCGTAAAGCTTCACGCCGCCCGCTGTGACAAGGTGGTTATCTACTGCGGAAGACGCGGCAACCTGGAAGGACTGCCCCTCTTTTTTTGCAAACAGAATGCTTCCAGGCGCAAAAGCCGAGGTGCTTGCCAACAGGTCATCGACACTATCAAATAAAGCGCCACTTTCGGAACCTCCGGCCCCCTCAACCATCTGTATTTCGCCATCAGTCCCAAACCCGAAAAGTTTATTCGCTCGATCAGAAACAATCGGCAAAACAGGGCTGGCCGTATCGCCAGTGGGGAAGGTGATGTGAAGCCCGTCAGATCGAGCAATCTGCTGGTCAATCAGTGTTAAGCGGTCAAGCGCCTCTTCATGCGTTTCAGCAGGAAACGCGTCATTGTTTTGATAATCAACATCCTGAGTGGCGGGAATTTCACGCTCAATCAACAGTGTGGTTCCGGTGGCTGGGGAGACAACCATAGTCACAGTGCCACCACCTTCGGTGCCCGTGTTGCTGACAGTGTAGTCCGTTGTCACCGTTTGCAGGTGTGACGTTCCGTCCGCATCAACTCGGTACACCAGAAGGTCCGTGTCATCAAAGAACCGGTATGGGAATGCGAAGTTTACCGTTGTGCCATCGCCCGCATACGATGCCGAAGAGCCTGTTTTTGCAATGGTCATTTCTTCACCTTACCAAAGAGCAACCAAATCGGTTGCGGTTGTTCCTGTCGCCAGCACGCGCCTCGCACGGATTGGCAAAACTGATCCTGTCACCAGTCCACTAAAGGTTACAGTTGCCCCGCTTTTCATAGTGGCAACCAGAACGCCGCTCCCGCCGCCGATGTAAATGGCGCGGGTCGTTGTCGATAAATCCGTGCTGTCACTTGGCGCAATGTCCGCCGCCTCGGCGTATGGACTGTTCAATTCCGCGCGATAATTTTCAAACTTGTCGGCCATTGTTCATTCCTTCACCTAAAGCCCCCACCGGATGCTACCACTTTTGACGGCGGCAACCAATATTTCTGATTGTTCTCCCGCTTCACGCGGCGCTCCATGCGGCGCAAATATCCGGGATTTAGTGCCTCTTGCAATTGATACCACACTAAATAGTCCATAGCACCTTTTACATAGAAGAGGTTGGCGAACGGGATGTTGCCTTTTGCCAACCGCACAAGGTCTCCACCCATATCCACCGGCTCTCCCGCCGTGGCCTTTGTCCGCGCCCGCTGCAGTGTGTCGATCACCTGCGACGCTGTGCCAATGCCAGGACCGGCCAATGTCTCCAACGTGCCGCCGCCAAACCGGTTGGCCTCGCCAAACAGGAAGTCACCATAAATCCCCAAGCCGCCACCCTGAAGCATTGCGGCAACAACTGCCTTGGCGTCCGCTGGCCGTGGCTCTCGCCCTTTCATCATCTCTTTGGCCTGCATGACGAAATAGCCCATCACGGTTCCCATCACCATTGTGTTGACGATACCCATGTTTGCGCCGATGCCGCGCGACAACTGCTCAGAAATGCTCTTGGCTCCATGCCCGTAGACGTGACGGCCCATAACTTTGGTCAGAGCTGTGATACCAAAGCTCTTGAACTGGCCAACAAACCGGATGGCCTCACCCGCCGCCGTGCCGGGGCGATAACCGCGCCGCATGATGGCCCTCTCTCGCGCTCCAGAAGATGGCACGGCAAAATCCGCCTCAGATGCCAGAAGCGCAAACAGATTGCTTTTCACCTCGTCGCGCAGCTTGTCTTGCTGCGCAGACGACAGACCGGTGAACATCGCGCCGCGTACACCGTTAATGTCCCCCGGCATGATATATTGGCGACCGTCTGGCGCATCCTTTACTGCGGCGCGAGCCACTTCCCATTGTTTTTCATCCATGCCGTAGGTGCGCAACATCCTCTGCATATCCGCAGGGAGGGCGTCAAATGAACTTGTGGCGTTCATGGCCAAATCGCGGCTGATCACCATTGTGACGCCACGCTTATTCGCGTCAGTCCATGGGCCGAGAAGATTCAGCTTGAAAAAAGACGCCATCAGCTTTGAGGTTTTCCCACTCACATTATCCGCCGCATTAAACCGACTCATAAAGTCTCCTAGCTGCCCCTCAAGCCCCGCGCCCATGTAGTCCGCCATGATGCGCTTTTCGCCACCACTCAAGCCCTCGAACGGCGCGCGAAACGCATCACTCCACGCGTCCGCCATAGAGCGGCCCTGATAGATGCGATTGGATGCCATAAAGGCAACGTCAGAAAGCGCAGAAACCCATGCGCCACCCAGCTTGGCAACCGTCTGCAATGCGCGATACCCTGACATGACGTTAGCCACGGTGTGGTTTGAGGTCAGGTTAATATCTCCCGTCACCTCATCCAGCATGTTGGAAAAGCGCCCACTTTGCGCATCGACATTCACGAAAGCGTCACGCTTGTCCTTGTCGGCACGAAACGTCTCCGCCGCCTGCGCCGCAACCCGTTCAACCATCGCACGCGGGTTGGTGCCGAGGTTCATCATCAGCGCCGTGTTGCGGCTGGCCCGCGTCAAGTCCTGCAAAAATCCCTCACGCAAAGAACCGCTGCCGAACTGCTTGTCATACTCAAGCCACGCATCAGCATTCTTAAACTCAAGCACTCGTGACGCCGCGTCTTTCTTGGCGATGTTGCCGGCCCCCTTAAACGCACGCTCAATGTCGTTGATTTCACGGTTGAGACGTACACCGCTTTCGATTGCCAAATACGCACTGTCAAGAAACGCATCAATCTTATCCGCAGGGATGCCCATTTTTTCGAAATCAAGAAGCGGGCGAATGGTTTGCTTCCACACATCCGGTCCAGCTTTGGCCATGCGCTCTGGCTTGTGAGATTGACGCACAACATATCCAGACTTGCGGCGCACATAGCCGCCCTCCTGATTCATGCGCTCAACTGAGGCCCGCTGGTACTTGTGCATTGCTCTGCCGATTTCCTGCGCCTCACGCGAGACCTTTGGCATTTGTCCGTCTGGTGTATTCAGCGCCTGAATGACGTTGGCAACCTCGCGTTCAAAATCACCCTTCATGTTGTTAAACTGAGAAAGCAGATTGGCGCGGCGAAGGTCCGCAATCATGCCGCCAGCGTATTCATTCATCAGCCCGTTAGTCAGGCTGTCCACAGACCGCAGCGCACCATCAAACGGAGCATTCACACCCACAAGCGCAGCCTCAAGGCCCAGCGCCGGGTTCCCCGTCAAAGCGTCCGCGTCACCTATCATTTTTAACAGGTTTTGCTCCACAAGAATGTTCTTGTATCGGTTGCGCTTTTCGATCATCGCGGCAATCTCGGCCTCTTCCGCAATGACCTTGCCGCGATCCATTATCGCAGCCTCAACGCTTTGTAGCCCCTCATTAACCGCGCGTGACTTCTGCACATCTTGAAGCTCGTCAATCATGCCCTGAATTTCTTCGTCAGACAGGCGCTCTCCAAACGCATCCTTAACCTTGGCAAAGCAATCAGCCATTTACGCCCCCAAGAGGCAGGTTGTCGCCGCCTCGCTTGCTGCACGGTAAGACCGCGCTTTGATTTCAATATCCTTGACCTCGGCCAATTCGGCCTTGGCTGCTGGGGTCAAGGTATCAGCTTTCTCTAGGTCGCGCACGATAGCTTCCATATCGTCAAGCGTATCTTGCGCAAATGTTTCAGGCGCTGGAATATCCGCGCGCTGGCTAGCTTCAACGTTAACAAGCGGGTCAGCCTCAATGCTGGTTGCTTCCGCCGCGTACTGTTTGGCCGCTTGAGTTTCTGCAAACACCTTGCGCACCGCCTCATCCATCCGCGCCGCAGCGTCTGGCAATTCCGCAACCTCGCGCGTGTTCACGCCGTCTGGAATTTCTGCTGTCTCCGCGCCACGCTCAAGTGCCACGCGGTCAGCTTCCGACATGTCGCGGGCAACCGCATAAGTGGGCTTGCCATTTACATTGATGCGAACCGGTTTGGCGGCGTCGGGAATTTCGCGGGCGCGATCAATAAACTTTTGCGCCGCTCGCTCCGTCTTGAATGTGGTCGGCTTCCCATATGGGTCACGCACGATGCCTCCGCTGATAGGCCGTCGCACTGCAAATCCGTCACCGTGCTGGATAACTGAGCCGTCAACCTTTTCCGCAAACACATCAGCTTTGCCAACAGTCGTGAATACCTTAGCCGTCCCATCAGGGCTTTGCGCAATAACAGTTGGCCGCAAATCAATCGCGGCATTACCTACCGGGATTTCCGTCACCAAGTCTGCTTGAAACTCAATGCCCCCCACGCGGGAAAGACTCGTTGTACTGCGAAGATCTGTGCCGTCCAGGAAGCGAGAGATGTTTACGCTCTGATCCGTTGCGAACTGCCGCAAGGCAATCTCTGCACTCTCGCGCTCAAGGCTCGCATCAAGCCTGCGGGCTTGCGTGTCAACTGGCACGTCTATGACAGATCGTGACAGCACCCCAGCGCCAGCGCCCAGCGCACCACCAAACACTGCCCCAAGGCCAACATTCATCAGCGCATCGTTCATGTCATAGTCAAGCTGCTGTGAGCGAGACAGGCCGTAATAAAGCGGCTCAGTGATCAGGTTGCCTACAAAGCCCTCAGTCACGCCAACTGCAGCGCGACCTCCCACACGACCAAAGCGCCCAACTGCTGCCGCGCGGCCTGCTGGACCCACAACAGGAATAAACGCCGTGGCAATCTCTAGTGGGTCAACTGCCATTGCTGCAAGTCCAGCACCGAAACGTGCCGCGCCTGGAAGTACACCTTTGGGGCCAGCCTCAATTATTGCCTGACGCGTGATTTCCTCACGCTTACGGGCCGCGATGTGATTGGCCTCCTCATCGGTCATGGCGCGATCAAACGTTAACCCCAAGTCGCCATATTGCTGCTGCAGATCCTCCTGTGAGCGCATGCGACCATCTGCAACGGCTTGCTGAGAGAGCGTATCCATTGTGTCTTGCGGGCCGCGTTGCAATTCCTCAAGACGGGAAACAATTTCTTCCTTGCGGGCTGCATCAGTCTCTGAAAGTAAATCATCCTGCAGAGAAACAATGTCCTGCTTACGCTGCGCCTCCGCTGTCTGTGCCGCAATGCGCTCTTCTGGCGTCAGTCCGGAGAAGGCATTGAAACCATCGAACTGCTCCCCCACCAATTCTGTGAGCGTTGGCATTTCAAATGTAGCCCGCATGCCCGCGCCCAGCGTGGTGTCAAGTTGGCCGGTCTCGCGCAAAATGCGGTTGTCAATCACGTCACGGGTGAGCATGGTTGTCATTGGCTCCTCCCAAATGGCCCAGGCAGGTCAAAGTTCTGATCAATGACCGTGTTTGTGCCGCTGCCTGCCGCAGTCAATTCGCTGAAGGTAAACCCGTAAGGCTCGCCCTCTGGCGTTTGCACTGGCAGAAGGTAGCCGTTCAAGGAAAGCATCAACTGCAGCCCGTCACCGGTGCTGTTATTTACCCAGATACCCGCACGGGAGGCTGAAGAAAGCGTCACATCCATATCAGCAAAGTCAGGGAAGCGCGGGTCATTCACGGCTGCGATTGCGCCGGTCAAAACTTCACGATCCATAAGCTCATCGGCACCGTTACGCACAGCGCTCTCATCTAGCCCCACAGGCAAGATGTATTGTCCGTTATTTTCCTGCACCACGGTTTCAGGGAACATTTGCGTCGTCGCGCGCTCAACCGCATCACTTGGGTCAACCCCACGACGCACCAGATCAAGCGCAAACTTCTCCGAAACCTCATAGTGCTTGTTCATGGTTTCCTGCGCGCCACCGCCACCGGCAAACTCAAACGCCTGACGATATTCAACCATCGTTTCCGCAAGTTCGTTGCGCGTATCTGTGACCATGGCTGTGGGCAAGCCCTGCGTTAGCTCGGTTGTGTCTACCGCAGCCAAATTGACCAGCGCCTGCGAAAGGCCAGGGTTGTCCGTGTGACGCATTGCAACTGTGTATTCTTTCGCCAAGCCAGCCTTATCTAGTTGCTCGATCACGCGCGGCGCGGCATCACCCCATGTGTTGACGTAATCCGATAGCGCCTGCGCAGCCACGTCTGACCCCATCTCATTAAACTGCGCAACAGTGTTTGCCGCCGCATCATTCGGCAAGACGTTCCGAAACTCATCAGGAACACCAAGCCGATCGTATTGGAACTCAAGATTGCGCGCGTAGTTTCGCGCTGCTAGCGCCTGCGTTTCTGGTGGAGCACTCTCTACAATTCCAAACATCTCACCAACAACATCAACATTGCCCCCTACATAAGAGGCGGCATCATTCTGAATGGCAGTGTTGCGCTCTTGAACTGCCGAAACAAATTGCTGCTGCCGCTTTACATCCGTCTTGGTGTTGCCCGGAGTTGCAACCTTTTCCTGAAGCTTGATTGCCTCCATTTCAAGCTGCTCAGGCGTAGCCGTAGAAACAGTGTGCATAGTTTCTGCAAACTCTACCCCTTCCTTAAACCGTGCCTTAACTTCTGCGCCGCGCTCTGGGTTCATGCTGTAGAGATCGTCAATCCGCTCCTCGTCAAAAGAACTATCAACTGGTAGAGCGCCATTAGCCTGAGCAAACGCAAGCTCTTCCTCTAATTCCCCCTCAAAGGCGTTCTGCATGTTCTTGGCAATAGCCTCATTCTCACGCTCAATCCGTGCAATGCCGCTATCTGCCAGCTTGATAAAACTCTTTTTCTGAGAGGGTGAAATATCCGCGTCCCACTTCCCAGACATGACCTCATCAAGCACCCGCTGCGGATCATCGCGCACGACCATCCCCATGGCCGTGGTGATGTAGTCGTTGCGCTCGCCTGCAGTCTTTGCGCCCTCTAGGTACTCAGGAAGCATAGAGGGGTCAGAGATAAGCGCGTTCAGCTTTAGACGTCGCGCTTTAGATGCTGCTGCTCTCTTTGCTGCTGCCCGTGCTGCCGCCTCGCGCGCTATAGATTTTGTCTCAAGCCGCATGCGGTACTTGTCGAGCGCAGCATTAACCTCTTGCTCTGCGCGCTTGGGCACATTGGCTTGACCACGCTCTGCAGCCTCTGCCTGATATGCCGCAATCTTTTCCTGACGAAACTTATCAAAGTCGCCAAGAATGCTCTTTGCAAACCCTGCACCTGCCTGCTTGGCGCGATCATTGTATGTTCGGTTCCACTCCTCCTGCACTTCAGCAAGGAGCAGGTCGCCCTGGATGGCAGCTTCCTTTTCGTAAAACTCCGTGAACGTGTCAGCCGCGCCAGCCGCCGCGTTGGCTAGGTTCTTGGTGGCCTGCGATCCTGCGGAGGAAACGCGCCCCGCCGCTCGTGCGCTGGGCGTAATCCTTGGTGTGCGAATATCAACCATCAGTTCCCCACGTTCAAAGGATCAAAATCATTAAAGCCACCAACCGCCGCACTGAATACATTCAGCGGAGAAGCCGCGCGCGCCGCCTGACTTGCCGCAAATTCTGCACCACGCCCACGTTGCTCGCCCTGAAACTCAACTGTCAGCGCATCAAGCTCTTGCGCAACTTCATTTTGCTGAAGAACCCCCTGCGCCGTGCCTGAGTATGCGCCACCCTCAATAAACGCCGCGCGCTCTGCTGATTGCCTTTGCCGCGCATCTCGCCGCATACGCTCGGCCTCAATACCAGCCATAAGGCGGCTTTCCGTGGCCTCACGCTCAAACTCTGCCTCCTGCGCCTTGGCTTCCTGAATGCCCTGAACGGCACCCCCAACCGCAAGAACTGGGGCTGCAATTTCAGCAATTGTGGCAATCGTTGAAACGGTCTTGGCGCCTGCGCCTACTGCGAGCAATAATTCAGCCATTATTTACACCGTACCCAGATGGAGTAATCACTCCCATCAGGCCCCCATTTTCTAGCCAGTGGCGTTTCAAGGCAGAACCCCAAGCGCCGCGCCCAAGCCTCTCCTCGATCATAACCAAGTTTTACGCCCATCTCAATTCTATGATAAGGCGCTCCCTCAACTGTGCGCTTTACTTCATCAGTAATCGCCCGCGCATGCTTCCGCCAACTTCGAGACAGCCAGACCCAAGCTAGGCCGACGCCATCCCATCGCGGCAATATCCCAGCAATACCCACTACAGATCCATCATCGTCAACTGCAGCCGTTCCGCCCAATTCCTCAAGAGTAACAGCCATTTCTGGTGTAACCTCATAGCCCCCATGAATTGGCTCAAGAGGGCCAAGTTTTGCAACATGTTCTGCTTTGAGCGGAATAAAGTTCATCGTGCCTCCTGAGTAACCACCTGCGGAAGAACCGCAGCAATGATAACAGGATACATCGCATCTGTCTCAAAGCGAAGATAACCGTCAGTTTCATAACCTCCAGGCCACGGCAAAAGAGCATCACCAGTAAATAAAGGCGGTGGTGACCCCATCGGCGTGGCTGGCTGTCGGTAGTTCAAATCTCGAATTTCATCAAGCTTATCAGAGGACGGTCCGGCCTCACCGCCAAGAGAGTTAATTACCCGCCAAGCGCAATCTGTAATTCGCTTCGTTTTTGCCTGAGACGTTCCGTCCTGCGCACCCGCATCAATACGGTTGCTTTGATAGATGGACTTATACCGGTAGCCAATCTGCGCGACACTGGCAGCCCCCTCCGTAATTATTACGCGGCCATTTGAGACAACTTTGTCAGCGATTGAGGCCCCATCAGCAAGGACACCCACAGTCTCGCCTTCAAGGTGATCAAACCCATAGAAAGTAGTTGTTGGCACGCTATCATAAGTCCGCATGCTGTCCGCGTACATCGCATCCTCTTGCTCATCAAGCGCCCCAAGCTCCGCCTGTAGGTACTCAATATATCGACGCGTACCACCATTGATGGTCCGCTTCACGACAACCCACACCTGATCCCTTGCCCCGTCATCTGACGGAATGGAAGAAACGCTTTCGACCACCCCATTTCCACCAAGCAAATGCCGCGCCCAGGCACGCACCTGCTGATTTTGGTCAAAAGCAAAGGAAAGCAATTGCCCATCTTCACGGGCACCCCAAATGGTTTGGTACGGTTCCTCCTGCCTTGTCATTTGAACGATGCCGCGCCCTAGAATTTCTGCGGCACGCACCGTCACATCTGGCGCAACGTAGTTGTCAACCTGAAACTCGAATTGCATGGAGCGCATTTTGCGCTGAGATGCCTGCAGGAACAGGACGCTTTCCCCAACCCGAATAGGTCGAATCGGTGCCGCGCCATAGCTGGTTTGTTTAATCACGCGCAGGTTATTCGGGCCAAGTGGTGTGGTAGTGGTCTGTGCGTCAATCGTAAACTCAGTGCCGATAGTATTGACAATCAGGGCCGAACCCTCAGTCAAGCCAACAATCTTATTGGCCTCTGAGGATTGAACATCAACGGTGATTGCACTCTCCGTAAGGACTTCGCCAAAATCATCAATGGCAAAGTTGTAGAAGTCCCCGACAACACTCATCCAAACAGTTTGACCGCCGCCGAAACACAAACGCTCTCGGAAGAACGTAACATTTGTGGGGTAGCCGTTAGCGTCAGACCACGCCCCCTTGCGCCAAAGTGTCGTTGCATTTCCTGACCCAATGACCGTTTGCGGGAATCGCGTCAGTACCGTTGCTGTCGCTGTCGTCCCACCCTGCGCCGTAATGCGTGCAATCCCGTAGCCAGAGCTTGTGTAGGTCCACTCAACGCCGCCATCTGTCACTGTGCCGGTGGTGTGGGCGGGAATTGACGTCCCTGAAGTGCCAGATGTCGCGGCAACGTATTCCTTGCCCTCAGATCGCACGTAATCCCCAGCCGTGTAGGCGGTGCCTGTCTCCCAAACGTTTGTTGCGGTGATGTTTTCCTGGTCCAGGCGAATTAGGCTACCCACATCCCCAGCAGAGAAAATGGATGAGCTTGCGGTTAGCGTTACGGTGCCTGTCGCGGCGCTGGAGTAAATATCAGTGCTCGTTGCGTTGATTGGGAGCCAAGGGCCGCCATCAGGATCAAAGGTGTCAAACTGCCAATTCACAGTGCCGAAGCGCGACAAAGTGCGCGGCTCAAGAGCGCCTGCACGATCAGTAATAAACAACACATCGCCAGACTGCACAAAATCAAGCCCGAAGCTATCCTCAAGCTGCGCTGCTGTGTATGGCGAAGAAATCTCATAAGGGGTGTCTGTCTCGCCACCCGATACATAGGCGGTGTAGTCGGTGCCATCCACATCCTCCCCGTGGATGGTTGTAAGCTCATAGGTGTTCGCCGTTGCATTGGAGACAATGAACCATCGGTTATTTAGCTGAAATGTCCCCGTCACATTCCGAACCAACACCTCGTCACCGTTGGAGTATCCATGCCCTACGGACGTAATGACCACAGGGTCTGCCAGCGTCACGCCTGTGATTGTCTGCGCTGTCCCTGATACCACAGGGAACGTACCCTGATAAAAGCGCACATAACCGTCCCCAAATTCCAACTGCAACGCATCATTGCGCGACTTAACAAACGGAATAAGCCTTACCTTTGACGCGCCGCCAAGCTTAGTGGTGCGCACGAACCGAGACCCTGCGCGGCGAATGATTGGCCCCTGGATGCTTGGAATAAAGTTTTCAAGAACGCTTGAAGACGCCGGATAACCCTGAATATCCGTGCGCCCATCTAAAAGCTTTGTCCATTCGCCCGCGTTTAGCGCGCTGATTATCGGGCTTGCTTTAGCCATTCCGTTAGTACCTCACGCGCGACTGCATCCATGCGCCATCGACCTTAAGGCGTGGTGGTCGATATAGCGAATTAACGCGGCGGGCTTGCGAGAGCGCCATTTCGTATTTCTTGGCCGCGTATTCTTTTTTGCTGTTGCTCTGCGTCAACTCTTCGGCTGCATCTTCAGCTAGACGCGCGGCGAGCGCTTCAACAAAGAGCGGATCAAACTGTCCCGTGTCCGTGATCCTAGCGATATACTCATAATCCAACGGTGCCGGTATGTCGCTCTCAATCCGCCCTTCAATGATTTCATATTGAGATTGCCCCCGCGAATAGCCGCTGTCTGTATAGTAAATCCCGATTGTCTGTGAGTTGATTGGCTGGCTGTCAACTGCGATTGGCCGCACGTCATCAACTGGACGCTCGTAAATGAAGCTATAGCCCCACTCAGGCGTTTCCGTAGTGGCTGGCAACTGCACTCGCTTGACCGCAAAGCGCCAAGGATATGCTGACAATTCAGCATCGCGCAAAAGATCAAAGCGCGCCTTCATAGCGCGAGCGGGCTTGTTGTTGTCGTTAAGTGATGTGATCCGGTCATCCCCAAGCATGGAGAGCGCACGGTTTGCAATGTCTACTTCAGAGGCCATCTAATTCACCTAATAGAGGAAACCGCCCCCGAAGGGACGGCCTAGCGTCAAAGTCCGGTGTCTTCGTTTACCGCCTGTAGAATAGCCTGAATGGCGATTTCCACAAAGAGACGTTTGTCGATGCTACCGGCTGCAAGGTTGGTGTCATCTACCGCAAGCTCAATGTCTTCGCCTGTGGTACTTGCAGAGATGGTGACGTTGGGAGGATTCTGCCCCCCAACAGCCACGCCGTAGTAGCGAACCGCCATTACGCACCGCCATCCACATAGAGCGCTTCGCACACGATGGTGCCAGTTGCGCCCATGTCAGTGGTCACTGTGCCAGCAACAACGTAGGAAACCTGCGGGTCTTCAGTCAGGCCCAGAGCTTCCCACAGCGGCTTATCGCGGTCTTCGATGCCGTAAACGCCACTCTCGTGAGTTACGTCCTGCTTGGTGAGGCCCGCGCCTACTGCCAATGCAGATGCAAAGAAATCCGCGTCAACCACCGCGCCGCCATTGTCTGCGGTCTGGTAGATGCCAACATCCATTGCGCCAGAAGTGATCGCTGCATCCGAAGACACAAACACGCCATTCACAACCGCATTCGATTGAATCTCGAAGAAGGTCAAAATGTCGCCCGCGTCTTCTGCAGTCGAAACTTCTAGCTGGCCAGGGCCAGTGGTTTTCACCTTGGCGTTGGTCCATGGTTCATTCGCAACGCGCGGGGTGGCCGCGCGGTTCGAAATCAGGGTGGAATTCAGGTCAGCCATGATTATGCCTCCAAGCACTGAATTTCTACAACACGACCTTGCTCAAGGCGCGTAGCACCCATAGTCAAGCATGTGTAGAGTTGGTAAGGAACGCCCTTGATGTCTGGGCGATCATCAACGCGCGCGGTTACATCTTTCCAGGTGCCGAGGTGCATACCGGACTTCACCCACATAGGGACGCGGCGGTAAGTTGCATCAGCCTCAACAAGGTTGGACACGATGATGTTAACACCACAGAAGCTGGTTACACGACCATCAACCAAAACAGGCTGACTGCCCATCTTGGTAAAATAGTCCGTATTGATCACCTGAGTTTGGCGCAGCAAGTCAGCGTGCTGAGTTGGGGTAATCGCCATGTAAGGATCGCCCTCAAGCTCAAAGTCAACGTTGGCATCTTCCATGATGCGCTTGGCTTCGATGATCTTGTCAACGTTCAGGCCAGTGTCAGCCGCTGCGCCAGTGTCCGCTGCAACTTGGAAGTTGGCAGTGTCAAAGGCTTCAGTGGTTCCACCAGAGCGGCCAGTGCGTGCATCAGCAAAGAAAGCATCAAAGATGATGCGGTCAATCTGACGTGCAGCGCCTTTCACAGCGGCTTGTGCCAGCGGGCCCTGCGGGTCCACCATCAGACGCAGCTTGTCGAAGCTGTCAACCATCTGAGGCAAATCGTAGTCCACTGGATACACCCAGCGACGATCGAGGCTGGCATCAACACGGCCCATAGGCTGAAAGCGCCCTGTGACCTCTTGCATCTCAACCGCACCATACTGGTCAACTGGCACTGCAGCATCACCAATGTGGCTGTCTTCGGAGACGGAAGCGCGCAGCTTGCCGCCTTGGATCTGGAGCAGGTGAGCCACGTTGGTGGTGTACTGCTCCACAAAATGGGTAGGAATATTCACGGTCATTGCCGTATCTCCTGTTTGGTTTCACTCAAACGAGACGCGGCTTGTCCAGATCGGGGCCAACTCTGCAGTTTTAGGCTCTGTTAGCCCCGTTCTTTGTCACGGCGTTAAGCGGGGGCGTTAGACCTTGTCCGCGTTCTTTGGGCGTCCACGCTTAGAGGGGGTTTGCTCCTTGTCCTCTTCAGCACTTAAAACCCAGGCTTCGAGTTGCTCTGCGCCTTTGATGAGCCGTTGCGGGTCATGCATACCGCCATCACACAGAGCTTCGATGCAACGCATTCTAACTTCTCTACCTGTCATTTTCAATAGTCTCCTTAACCTTGCTTCGCTGCTGCTTCATGCAGCGCGGTCATGCGGGAAATTGCCTCGGCGCGAACCTTCTTGTTGTCCGAGTAGTATTGCTCCTGGAATGTCTTGTCAGCCATCAACTCGTTGATCTTTTGCTTGGCTGCTGTGGGTGTCATGCCAAACCCTTCACCGCGCGGACTTTCACCCTGGATCACGTTGGGTTCACCGGAGCGCTCGCCAATCTGCGCAAGGAAGCCATACAGCGCTGTCTTGTCGCCAGAGAGTAGAAGCTCAAGGTTCTCTTCGCTCATGCCAACATCGGACATAACCTTTGCGGCATTCTGAAAGCCCTGTTCGTTCTCGGACTTCCACTTGTCAAATGCCTCAGCTGTCTCGACCTCCTGCGCTTCAAGCACGGCGGCGGATTGCTCTGCCATGATTTTTTGCAGGCCCTGAAACTGTGCATCGCCAAGGCCAAGCTGGTGAGCCTGCGCCGCAACATTCTTAAACACGCCATCATCAAAGCTGTCACCAAGCACGTTGGTGTAACTCTCGGCTGTCTCTGGGCGACCCAAGCGCTCATAGACGGGGGCCATTGCGTTAGCGTCCGTCAAGTCGGAAGGCAGTTGCAGTAACTGCTCCGCCGGTACGCCACGCAGCTTCTCAAGGTTTTGGTAGCTGCTTGCCAATGCTTCTGGGTTAGAAAACCCCTTGGTTTCAACATAGCCCTTAAGCTCCGAGTTCTCGAAGCCATCAAACCAATTCGCAGGTGCCGCGCCTTCTGCCACAGGTGCAGCCGCCGGAACGGGCGCAGCCTCTGGGGCTGGTGCGGCTTGGCCCACATCGGGGGCCGCGTTTACGTCATCTGACATTTGGTCTTGTCCTTTCAGTTGAGGCACCTAAAAAGCTGAAAGCTACTCGCCCTCAGTTGTGCGACGAAGGTGCATAACGTCGCCAAATAGCATGGCTCGAATGTGGGCATATACGCGGCGCTTTTCTGTGTCTGCAGCAATGCGGATTGGGTCAATAGCGCCGGTGGAAATGGTTGGAAGCGCTTTGGGCATCCACCCGCACTCCTTCTCAAGGTCACGCAACACCGCTTCCGCATCTGGCGTTAGCTCGCCCTTCTCATTGCAGAAGATGGAACGATAGGACCGGATCAGGTCAAGCTTCTGCTGCGCCCGTGCGCTTTGATTGCTCATTAGCTAGCCACCGGTGCTGGTTGTTGTGATGCTGCCTGCGCTTCCGCCAGCGTTTTGGCTGTGTCGGCTGCAACTGGTGCGGCATCAAGTATTGCGCCCATGGCCGCTTGTGCTGCCTGCTGGTCTTCCTCTGCCTCAACTTGCGACGGGTCTTTCAGTGCCTTAGCTGGAACGCCATTAACCTCAGAAACAATACGCGCCACCTCTTTAGTGTCAAACTGATCATACACAGTCGGGTCAATCTGTGCGATTGGGGCCAGCGTTTCGAATGTGCGAAGAATAGCCACAGCCTCTTCCGAACGCGCAGCGCGGGTCAGTGGCGACACGTATTCAATGTTTACGCCCTTGCCAGTCGATGCAATGCGCTCACGAAGGATTTCCGGCATTTGCGGGTGTTTGCCCTGACGATAGAGGATTGCACTTTCGCGCCGGATCATTGGCCCAAGCCACTCTGTCTGCAAGCGACCAATTACCGGAGCTGACATTTGCCCCTGCTGCTGTGCAATAAGAAGCGCCTGCGTGGCTGTCATTTGCGGGTTCTCGATCAGGACGCGGAAGTAAATCCCCATGAACCCATCATCAATCTGGTTGCGTGTGTCGCTGATCATCTCAAGGCCAAGCCCAACGTTCACACCTGGGTTCCACGGCGCAGCCAGTGGGCGACCTTGCTCATCAAGCGCGCCGTAGTTCCGCGCACCTGGTGTTAGGTCAAACTCGCTAATCCCGTCATCGTAAAGCAGCGTCGGCGGATCAACCGCCATGTTCGCCGCCTCAATCGTGGTGCGGCGCATCTCGTTAAGCATGGAGATGTCAGGCAAAAGCTGAATTGCTGGGGAGCGGCCATAGTTCTCGCGGATCGACACAGAGTATCGAGACACGGTGTAGGGCATTTCGTAATAGCCCTCCTCGCGCACCTTCTGCTGGCCCTCAACGAAGATATAGACGCCAACAAACCGCTTGCCACGGTCATCAACGGCTTCTTTGTCGTAGTCCTCGCGCGGCATTACCGCGTGCAAAAACTCAAACTTTTCATGCACACCACCGGTTTCAAACTTGTGGCGGATTTTTTCCGGCGTGTCCTTGCCAAACAACTGCATGGCCTGACGCGCTGTAAGGTCAAACTTGCGGTGCACCACGTCAATCAATCCCATCCAGTTGGATGCAATGAATAGCTCGCTGAGGTGAATTGCCTTGTACTGAACGCCGTTGCCATCTTCCTGTGACTCAATCAGAAATGCACCGGTGCCAAATGCTCCGATGTTAATGCGGTTTTCATGCGCTTGACTGGCAAAGTTGGCGCGCGGACTGTAACGCGTATCCCACAGAAGCTGGTTCAATTCCTCAAGATAGATCTTCACTTCGTGGTTTTCGTCAAGCTCATCGTCGCCTGTACTCAGGCTGTGCCACAGCGCGTTACGCGGCATAAGCCCCGCTTCAATAGCTGCTGCGAACTTGTCGAGCGCCTGCATAGGAAACGCATCGTATTGCTGCTGGTTTCGCTGCGTGCCTGGGGAGTGCTTCTTGCGGAAGTCATCGGAGCGGGGTAGCACAAGCTGTGCAACACCTTCCCACAGGCTTTCCCAATTCCCTCGCAGAGCCTCCATCTCGCTCTGCTTAATCATAATCTCCGAGACGCTAGGCATATCAGTTACCCGTGGTTTGACGTGCGCCTGCCTGGGCTGCGCCGTTGGTCAGCATGGTTGCTGCACGTCCACGCATGCCACGTCCGCGACGCTGAGTTTCAACACGCTGCTGCGCCTCATCAATAGATGGCGGCGTTGCTGGGGCTTGGGCCTTTGGCTTGCTGAATAGGTTCATGTGAAAAACCTCGCTTTGGGCGCGGCGGTTTGTCGCACCTTCCTTTTCCGCAAGGTAACATAGGGTCGCCCCTCATGTCCATTATACCCGAAGTCCACCAACTCATAGCCTGTAATGTGAGCTTGCATGCGGATGTGACCGCGCACCTCCTCACTGTCGAGGTCTGTCTTGTGGTCAAAGTGAATGGTTTTATCAGCCATCAGAAGAACCTCGCCTTAGCTTTGGATTGACCAGATGATCTGCGCTGCGTCTTCTTCACCAGGCGCGGGAATAACTCAGTCAGCGCCCACACCAACGCATCCACGCGGTCTGGTGAGTAACCCTCTTCCTTGCGATCAAAGTCAATCTTGAATGCGCACATCTGGTCTTCAAGATCTGACAGGGGCTTTGCGTGGCGCACCTTGCCCTGCGCATAGAGAGCGGCAATAGGCTCGGCCCTGATATGCTTACCCCGTGATGCGTGTACCAGCTTCACCGGAATGGTTCTGCCTCGCGCTGCAGCCTTGATCGTGCTGGCTACCATCTCGCCGCCCTGGTTGGCCTCAGCAACAATGCAATCCGCGTCGTATGTGTCGTACAAACTGATAGCCCTGCGCGCCCACTCCTCCGGCTTAAACCGGTCGCTATCATCATCCAGCACATACCCGCGCCGCGCCGCATCCTGCCCAGCCACAACAATGCCGGTCTCGTCTGACCCTACGTTTGTGGTGGTTGCGGGGTCGACTGCAACAACAATGCGCTCAAGCTCTGGCGGTTCCTCGTGGATAATCACACCACGGTTCCACAGTGCGTTGTCATCATCTGCGTTATACATGCCCTCAAAGAAGCGGCGGCGCTGGCGCTCTGGCATGTTGTCGAGGCTGCGAATGTAGTCCTGTGACAGGTTGGCCATGTTATCCACGGGATTGACCATCACATAGCGATAGTCCTTGTCGTGGTCAGGAATGGGCCTCTTGTCGCTTGGGTCTTTGCCTAGAACAAATATTTGATAGGTCCAGTGCGCCGAGGTCGTAGGGTTCAGGTCAACGTAGAGCTTTTGCGATAGCTGCTTGCCGTCCTCACGCATAACCACCTGCGCCAGACGTGACTTGACCAATTCAAACGCCTCAAGCGTGATCTGGCTGGCCTCGTTCAGGTAGATGGTGGCGTATTCTTTGCCAAGCGCCTTATCAAGTCGCGCCTTATCCTTTAGGCCTGCAAGCCAAACCTGCGCGCCGTTGGGCAGTTCGTAATAGCCGTCTTTGTCGTTCCACTTGAGTTGCAAACCAGGATAGGCAAGCTCAACCACCTTGGGGATTGTCTCGTTGCCAACTGACTGCTTGGCATCAACGCCATCATTGCGAAAGATGATGTGCCGTGAACCTGGGGCCATGAGCGCGCGGGTAACAATGGCGTAGCAAATAAAGAACGTCTTGCCAGATCGACTGCCCCCATAGACAAGGAAATAGCGCGCAGCACATGTGAATACCGCGCGCACTTCCTTTTGCTTGTCTGTGAGTTCAAACCCTGTGGTGTCCAGCGGCATTACAACTCCGCGTCGTCGTCTTTGATTGTCACCTTGAAGCCAACGCTTGCATCAATCTTGTGCACATCAAGACCATGGATCTTTGCCTTGGCCATTGTGGCCTTTGTCATCTCCGCAGGGTTGTCCTGCTCTATTGCAAGTGAGCGGCTTTCGTTAAGCTCTGCGGTGATGCTTTCGACTGTCACAAGTGTGCGTTTTTGCGCAGCTTCCTGCAGTTCAGCAACCCTTTGTGCAACCTTATCGTTGCCAAGTGTCTTGCACGCATTAACCCAAACGCTTTCTGGGGTAGTGTTCTCGCCTACATTGTAGGCATACCGATATGCCTCGGCTGCTATTCCGCACTCAACAAATTTTCGGGCAAACTGTTCCTGCTTTGGGGTAAGCTTGTCGGCCATATGCCGGGCTCCTTTCTGCTGGTTGGTTATGGCGCGTCGGTCACAATGTCTGCTGCTGTCATGTTATACATCACAAAGGTGGCAGTTCCCACATTGTCTTGGATGTTTGGGTATGTGTCGCCGTCGCCCATGCGCCACCAGTGATCCGGCGAAGTCGTCAGCGTGTCCAAATCAAACGGCGTGCCGCTGTTGTAAATGTCAGAATGATTGCTGTCTTGATCAGAACCCCAAATCGCAAGTTCATCAACTCGCGCCTGACGCATTGAGTTGCCACTAACAAGACGCCCCAGCCGGAAGTTTTGCCCAACGATGGAACCGGTATATCCATAATTTGAGTGCGTGTTTGATGTGCTTTGCACAGTGTCGTTTATCCTGATCGTGAAGCGACTGTAATAATCGGACAAATCAGCCGATGATGAGCCAGTGGTGCCGCCATCATAGGTGACAAGGATGTGCTGCCACGTTCCAGTGGTTAAGCTGCCAGCGGGTGTTGCAAGCTGCAAATAGTTGTTGTTTGAGCCGTAGCGCAAGCGAAGCCTTTTACCGCCGCTGGCGTTTACCTGCCGCAACTCAAGATAGCCGTTGTTGGCAATATCGTTGTTGCCAAAATACAAAATCGTTTGGCCTTGGTTGTCTGTGCTGGCCTTATACCAAAGACTAATCGTCCACGCATCGCCGCTGCCAGAACCATTGCCAGAGCGCCCCAACTCCGCATCAAGGAGCGCCGCATTTGCGCCGAGATAGTCTTGATTGGAGAAGTTAATGCTCTTTGTGTTGGAGAACGGCGGCGCAGAAACGACAAGAGCAATAGTCTCACTGTCCTGCCCAAAGTAGTTGATGGCCGTCGCCGTGATGTTGTAAGTCGCAGGAGACAAGCCAGATCCGCCGATCAGCTTGCGCGAGTTGCCCTCAACCGTTGTGACGCCGATTGGAAGGCTGTTCCATTCATAGCCCACACCGCCTGTAGCGGTTAGCTCATAGTTTAGCGTGTCGCCTTCTGTCAAATTCACCGTTGTTGCCGACGTGATGACGGGGGCAACACCGTCAGGCGTTCCAGACGCAGAGAAAAGAGCGTTCAGCGCATTAACCACAGATGAAACGTCAGCGCCATAAACTTGGTCATTGTCATCCACCACGTCAGCCGCTTCCAGATTGGACAAAAGCAGGTTGTCGCGCGACTTATCGCGGATGCGAAACACTGTTTCTGACGGGCTGTCTGTGACCGCTTGCAGGTTGTTGAGAAACTGCGCCCCGTTGTTGTCCTCAACAAAGATGGCATTTGCCGCGTCATCCCGATAAATCTTGACCGTCATCGCTTATAAACCTTTACAGCCATGCCCGCATTTACAACGGAGCCATTAGCGCTCAGTTTGACTTGCAGAAAAATGGGGTTGTCGATTGTGTTACTGTCGCCCGCGTAGATGTAAAGCGCATTAGTTCCGCGCCGATATTCAATCCCCGCGCCCAAGTCCAAGCGCCCAAAAGACGTGGGCAACGTATATTGGCTTGGACCAGCGCCAAGAAGGAAGCGAAATTCAAGATCTGCGTTGTTGCTGTTAGGCGTGACCGTAAAGTCTGGGCGGATGAAAATATCCGAATATTGCGTCAGTTCGGAGATGTCGAGCGCGCCGGTAGTGTCATCCAAAAGCGTTGTCACGCCGTTGGGCAGGTTCTCTTGCGAAAACGTGCCAAGCCCGTCATTTGGCAGTGTGGTCCATGTGTCGGCAACCAGAGCTAGGGGCGTTGTGGCGGTTGACGTGTCGTTGTAGTCTGCAAGGCCCAAATGACTGTCTAAAGCGCCAATCCTGTCAATTCCCGCGTTGTCTGCTTGTAAGAAACGTGTTTCTGGGCGTCTCACAACACATTCCCCCTTTTATCCGTGGTCTACGTAAACTGCGGCAGTATCTACAACTGCCCCATTTCCAGAAACGGGCTTTGCCCAAACCCTTGCAGCGCCGGATAAAGACGTAAGCTCAGATAGAGGTTTTTTGGTCACGCCTGACCACTGAGAAAACAACATGCCTTGAGCCTCTGAGGGCTGTGTTTGATCTGTGGTAAACCGCAAATAAACATCCCCAAGTAACACTTGAAATGTAATGGAAGTCACGTCTGCATTGGTCAACTGTGTCCAGGCACCGTTTTCGCAAACTATAGTTTCTTGATTTCTAGCCATTGGCACACCCTATGCGTTTAGGGATACCATACCATACGGGCAAAGCGCTAGCAATGCCTGCCCCAAGCTGGCTTATAGCCCTCCCAGTGCTGGCTTGGGGTTTACTTGTCCAGTTCAGCGATAAGAGCGCGGGCCAGTCGAGCGGATTCCTTTGCAACTCCATATCGCCAGTTATTCATATAATCGTCCCGTGGCTTTAGCCACGGGTCCCGTGGCTTGACGTCGGGGCGTGCAAGCAACCCCTGCATCGCAGCAGTAGCAATTCGCTCTAGGCGGTCTTTGTCGTTTTGTGTAGTCATCTCATCTCTCCTATTTCAATGCGCTGAGAATGCGCTCTGCAAGCTCACCGGCACCAAGGCTGTGGCTTCCATCAACTGTGCGAATGATGTTTGCAAGCGTATCAACATCAGGCAGCGGCTTTACAGTAGGTGCGGCGCGGGCGAGGTCTTCGCGGATGTAGGGCGTTAGGCCTTCGTCTGGCTCATCTTCCCAAACAGGCTCTGCCCAATCTGGAGAACCAACCCATCCCGCCCAAATGCGTTCTGGTGCGTCAGTCATGTGTCGTCTCCGATGACTTCGCGGACGTGGATGTATCCGTGCTTTTCCGTAAGTGGATCACGCAAGACGCTCTCCAAACTGTCGTGCGCAAATCCGTCGTTGTTTGAAATCCAAAACTCCCGCGTCTCCTTGTGTTCCTTGGTTACGCGGAAGGCGACTACATCTGCTTTTTCCCACTCCCATTGGTCGGCGGTAGATTGGTCGTGAACGGCAGAAACGCCATCGCAAAAACAAATACTGACCTCAGTCTTAGGATGCACCGGACATTCCCCGCCGTTCCACCCGTGCCACTTTCCGTCATTGTAGTTTGTGTCTGTCATGTGTTCTCTCCTCTAAATCTCAAAGCTTCCGTTAAATCCTATCGGGTAATCAACATTTCGAATAAACCCATGCTTTCTCATACCCTTGTAACGCTCAACCGTATGCCGAAACTCTTCATGGCCCACGTCATAGGCTTGAACGTAAGCGCGCCCGCGATACATGCCAGAGATAATAATAGTGCACCCTGAACGATAACCAACGTCTGCATCCATGTGGGTTAGACGGTCAAGCTCATCCATGCGTTGCTTTAACTTCTCATCAGCGCGTCCGATGCAAGAATAAGCGGCAGTGAGGCGCACCTCTAAGGCGTCAATCCCTAACCAATTGCGGACCTTATTTCTGATAAATCTCATAACATCTCTCCTTTTGCTCTACACTATCACGTCAGGGTGACGAGGTAACGTGGCGTGTTGTCGCAGGTGGGGGATTTGCTGAGAAAAGGGGTAGCCATAAAAAAGACCCCGCCGAGGAGAGCCAGCGGGGTCAAGTAATCAACAGGGAAGTTGAAAGCGTGAGGCAGTGATTAGTCACGCAGTGTTGTTATTATCAACCGTGAGTGGGTTGGCGTCAAGTGTTCTGTGTGTCTGGCGGGTTGTCGAGGGGCTTCCAGTGGGTTGGCTTGTATTCGTCCGTAGAGGTTCGGCCAGGTGTTTGCCAGCGCCCGTACGTATCGCAACCAGCCCAATACGTATCGATTTGACCTGGTGCGTGATGCCCTGTGCGCTCCTCACATGCCGCCCAATCTGGAAAATAGGCCCTGATCCAAGTCCCATCCCTCGGCGCGTTCTCCATGTCTGTGCGCCATTCGTGGGCCTCTAGAGCGTCTGCGGCCTGCTTTAGAATAGGAGGCGACCATGCCATGACAGGCTGGTCACGCAGCCGCTTAATCAAATCCGCATTGCTCACCACTTCTTCCCTCCTGCTTGTGCGCGGTTCTCGCGCTTGTGGTCTGCTCGCTGGGCGTTATATAACCGCTTTTCTTCGATGATTTCCAGCAAGGGAATGCGCTTGTATTTGCAAAGAGTGATGATGCGGATAAGCGCGGCGTCGATGCCCTTCTTATACACCGAACCAACAATCAAATCGAGCGCCTCAAGGTCATTGCGCAAGCCTTCCAGCGTCTTGAACCACACACGGCAAGCGAAGTCGTTTGCGCGAGACAGGTCAACCCCACACGCCCCCGCTAGATCAAGAATGCGAATGGCCGAGTCCGCAAGCTCAACGTCCAACATTTTGCGGTGTGGTAGGTGATCGTCCATCAGATCCTTGCGCGCACCCTCTGCGGCCTCTGCAAGCTCTGTGACAATCAACATGCGGGCTGTGTTGTAGCGGTCTTTGCGGTTGGGCCATTCGTCCCACCATCCCGCATCAACGTTTGCTTGGTGAATGCTTTGCGCTAGTGCGTTCCAATCAGTCACTTACCCGCTCCATAGCTGCTTTGTAGAGGTCTTTGACCGCCTCTTGCTCGGCAACGTCGTTGGGGTCTTTTTTGCGCTCGCGGATGATTTCCTTAATGACCTTTACGTCATAGCCGCGCAACTTCAATTCACCAAACCGTTCCTTGATAAGCTCGGCTGTTTGTGCGCGCTCTTCCTCAAGGCCTTCAATCGCCTCAATCGCTGCTGTCAGTTCTGCGCCGTTTGTCATTGTGTCTTCTCCTCAAATAGAAACCTGTTGCTGTGTGTGTTGAACCACGCCCAGCCGTAGCGGTAGGGGCGGCGGATGATGTGGGCAGGGGGGGTCAATGCAGCCAATCAAAGCCAAGCCACACAGACCAGCCGTGAACAACAGCCACTGGTGATAGCAATGCTCCAACAATCATAAAGACCCAAGCTTTTGCTTGGATGGCAACGACAATGTGCGTCAACCATCCTGCCAAAACTGCCACCCAAAAAACCAATGCTGCCATAACTCTTTTTCCTCTCATGTTAACTTCTCCTTATGGGTTGGGCGCGTCCTGTCGGTGAACCATATCATTCACCCTCACTTCTGGCGGACAGGCGGCCGCGCCCATGTAGATAGCCCCGACCGGATCATCCGGCAGTTTCCCCAAACAACTCGACTTTATGAAAAAAAAGCTGGGGCTATCTGCAAAGAAGCGGTGTCACCGGCCAGCTTGCCAGCCGGTAACTTTGGCTTAGATACTGATCACCTCCTTTAGCCGTAGCCGTAGCCGTCGCCGTCGCCGGAGCCGTTGCCGTAGCCGTCGCCGTCGCCGGAGCCGTTGCCGTAGCCGTTGCCGGAGCCGTAGCCGTAGCCGTTGCCGTGTCCGTAGCCGTGGCCGTTGCCGTTGCCGTCGCCGGAGCCGTTGCCGGAGCCGTAGCCGTAGCCGTAGCCGTGGCCGGAGCCATAGCCGGAGCCGTGGCCGTGGCCGTGGCCGTAGCCGTCGCCGGAGCCGTCGCCGGAGCCGTGGCCTTTGTTAGTCGCGCTCATGAGCCTTGATTCCTCGAATGCTTTTCTCCGCAATCTCGCTGCAAGGGATGATTTCGCATGTCTCGGTCAGGTGAATATCAACCTCACCACCAACTTTGCTTTCTTCGTCTAGGCCATCACGCGCAACGCCGCTAAGGAATGACCCTTTATTGCTCTTCCAGTACCAAAGGCGGCGACTTTCCTTGAGCGTTGCCGTGCGCCCCGAATCCGCAACCAAAACCCCAGCATGAACGCCAGCATCTTTGCAGCGAACAATCACATAACGCCCTTCAAACCCGCTTGACGTTGGCGCATCGCCACTTCCGCTAAACATCGCAGCAATCTTTTTCAGATCGCCCAATTTCATGTCATCAATATCCACTTTATCTCTCCTGTGTGTTGTGGGTTTAGATTAGCCCGATAGGCTGCTTGCATCAATTTGACAAAGTGTCGCAGTCTGTGCGGCGGTATAGTCGGCAAATCCCGCCTTGACCCCTCATTGGTTCCAGCTTGGTTTCTAGCAAGCCATCATCAAGAAGCGCCTTCAGGTCAGCCGATGCAGTGCTTTTGATGACAGTGAATTGCGCGGCAACTTCGCTAACCATTGTCCAATCGCGGCCTTTCAGGAACTCATGCACCCCCTTGCGGCGCTCTTCCTTTTTGCTGGTCTTTTCCAGCGCTTTACTTGATGGCACCATTCGGCTGTCACACATGGTTCCCTCAGACTGTTTGACCGGCGCTTTGTGCATCACCTCATGCACCCGATACTTCTCCGCAAGCTGGGGGAATTGGAAAGCCACCGTCTCAAGAAAGCGGATTTCCTCAAGTGTCAGCGGGCTACCGTCAAGCGGCATGTGCGTGACCTTGCGGGATTCAAACTCCTGGCCTGCGTATTTGTCAGGGTGTTGGGCGTTGGCTTTGAATTGAGATTGAAGCATGGGTCTCTCCTAAAAATCCATTCCGGTTTGTTCTGGCGGTGTGCTTGGTGGCGCAACAAAGAGGTCCGGCTGCGCGTAAGCCTCCTCAACACGCTTGCAGGCGATGTCAAAATAGTCAGGATCTAGCTCGATGCCGATGCCCTTGCGGCCCAGCTTGGCGCAGGCAACTAGGGTGGTGCCGCTGCCCATGAAGGGGTCAAGGATGGTTTCGGCCTTTGACTTCTCAATTGAGAAAGACATTACAGAAATAGGCTTTTGCGTCGGGTGTATCCGATCAGGTTCCGAGCGTGGTGCATCAATCACCCGAACAACGGAGTCGATATTTGTCCACGCCAGCTCGGCCTCCGCCAACGTGAAGCCGCGTTCCGGTTTGTTCCAGACCAGCCAACAACGCGAAGGAGGGAGCGGGAAGTAGTTTCCACCCCAAATGATTACCTTCCTTGCGGCTGCGATAATCTGCTCACACTCAGACAAGCCAAGTGGTTCCGAATCCCATTTGTTCCGCTTCTCCGTCTGCGCCTTCGCCTTGCCCCATCCATGCCCGCTGCCGCCCGTCCACTTATCGGCAATCCCATAAGGCGGGTCTGTAACCACCGCTTCAACCGGCTCCAACTCCTTCATAACCTCAAGGCAATCACCCAAAATGAGTCGGCAATCGCCTATGCGCTCCTCTCGCTTGATTGCGGTCATGCGCGCCACTCAGGAGCAAACGGGATCTCATCATCCATGTCGCGACTGCTCGGCTGACCACCTTGCCCATACCCCCCGCCTTGATCGTAGCCGGCGCCCTGCTGGCCACCTTGTTGACCGCCGCCCATGAACGTCAGGTCATCCACGGAAATGCCCATGTAAACCTTGCCTTGATGCTCGCGCGCAGTTGGACGCCCGATCAGAGTCAGCTTAGAACCCTTGGTGATGTAGGATTGCAGCGCTGTTGCTCGCTTTCCCCAAATTGAACAATCGTACCATGTGGCGTCACGCTTGTTGTCCTGCTGGTCTTTGCCGTTGTCGATGGCAAGTGAGAACCCTAGGACCGGATCGCCCCGGCCTGTTTGGCGCAATTCTGCGTCGCGCCCAACCGTCCCTGCAATAATCAGTTTCTGCATTGTGTCTCTCCTTTGTGTGTGGCCCTATACTGGCCTGTTGTTGGGTGCCTAGGAATGCGGCGAGTTGTCGCGCCCTATGTGTGTTGCGCCAGTGTGGCGTTGATCTGCGCCGCGCTAGGGCGAGGGGTGACGCCTGCGCGCTCTAGGCGATTCCTGACGCTGTGAACGCAAATGCCAAAATGCTCCGCAGTCTGTTTCATCGTGTTGCCGTCTTCGTAAAACGCGGCGATTTGGCTTGTTGGGAAATTCTGTTCCTTGCGGCCTGGGTTTGCCTTAAACGTCCACTCAATGTCATGCTTGTGCAGAAAGTTGTAAAGCGTGGTCAGGTGAATACCCAGCTTTTTAGAAGCGTCCACTTTCCCGCAGTCTGATTTTGCCAAACGCTTCACCGCTGCCAGCTTCTGCGCCTTTGTGCGTTCTCTCCATGTTTTAGCCATTACAACACTCCTACCTTTCTACATTCGTCCTCTGTCACAAGGCCATCTGCAATGAGGGTGCGGGCCTTGGTGGGGGTTATGTTTGTGCATAGAAAGCGCTTGCCCGACTTGATGTTTTTAGCTGCCATCTGGCGCGGATCGTATGCGGCCTTCTCCTGGCGGCGCTTCATCTTCTCAGCTATCACTTCCTCTTCGTAGTGACCGCCGTTGAGAAACGTGGACACATGCAAACCCAGCGCACCGAAACGCTCATCTGGCGTTAGCGTGTAGAACACGGGGGCGCGCTCTGCGGCTAGGGCCTGCTCCTGCGCTGTAAGCTTGTGCCATGCCTTCTCTGCGTTTTTCTTGCTGCCCTTTGTTGTTCCCTTGGGGATGCTAGCCCAGAATTTTGCAAAGCTTCCGTCTTTCGTGGTTTCAGTGACGCTTTGGTCTGGAAGCGGTTGGCCGCAGTGGGGGCAAGTGCATTGAAAGAGGTCATTCATGGCTCACTCAACCACCATTTTAAACTTGCCCTCTTTAATGATTTCCATCACGTCACGCTTTGAAAGGTTGTGCATGGCAGACTTTACCGCTTGGGAAAGATCGTCTTTGTTTTCCCGAACGCAATGATCTAAAAGCTTTCGCGCATCTGACGGTGGCCGACCATAACCCCCGACATCAAAAAGAGTGTAGCTAGAAAGCTTACTGATCACTTCCTTAGCCTTAAGAGCAATGTCAACCTCAGCATTTACGCCAAGCTTTTCATTCACGATGTCCGTGGCTAAATGATGCCCCGCATTCGCAATAACACGCTCTGCATTTGATGACGCATAATTCTTGATGCCGTCCAGAATAGCCTCTTTGATTTCTGCGTCATTGACGTAATTGAAAATATCAATCTCCACAATCTCTCTCCTTGTTACTCTCTCCCCATCCTGCCTTAGAGCGGAAGGGTGGGGAAGTTGACAAAATGTCGCGGGGGGTTAAAGCGTCTTATCCGCAGCTTTTGAAATCTGATCAGCCGTGAAGCCGTCCCGTTTTAATTGCTTGATCACTCCATGGACTGTAGCACCCTCTCTTGAACCCAGATCATACAATGCAATCCTGCATCGCTCTACTTGCAGATCTTCATCTTTCATCCGTCTTTCCTTCCATTAGATACAGCTCCCCCTTTTCCTGCCGTGGAGATAGCCACCTACCTTAACCACGGGGGCAGACCACGCCCAGCTTTCGCCCAGTACTCATTTCCTTTGGCTCTCGCCCTGCTGGTTTCCCAACACCTGCCAAGGTCTTTTCCAGGCGACCTTACCAAAAAACGCCATATTGGGGGTCAAATTCCAACACAGGCGCAAAATTTGGCGCTTTACCTTCCGAGGGTTGCTCGTTCAACTCCACGGCCACGGGGTACAAAGGGAAGCATTGCCCGCGATTTGTTTTTGCTCATTTGCTTAGAACAGTGAGCCATCTGCCATACCCTTTGCTTTCTAAGGGCCAAAAGTCAGACAGGATTGTTGCAACGCGCCCCGTGTTTGGGTATATTTGCTGTCGAAGGTGTGCAAATCCTGCCAGACGGTACACCTTCCAAGGCGGCGCTTGAGATTCACAGTCTCGCGCCGCCGCTTTCTTTTGTAAGCCATTTCCCCAGCAAATCCAACAGAGAGTTTGCAAACTGTGCAAAGTGGATTCTGCTAACCTGCAAACCCACCCCTGCGACACACACCCTACAACGCAACCCCCGTTTCTTCCTTGAACCTATTGCGCAGAAGAATGTGGGATATGCCAACAACCACACCGCCGCCAGGACAAGGATCGATGCGCGCTGCGTGGTCTTCCATGTGCTGCCCGCACTTCTTGCAGAACATGGTTTTGACGTCGATCAGGTGGGCGTGTGCGTCGGGGTCAGTCATGTGATTTGCCCTCTGTGCTCCACAAGAACGCTCGGCGCGGTAATCTCAACCACAACCTGGCCACCCTTGCGGACCTCTGCGAATTTGCTGGGAAACCGGCATTGAAAATTTATGTCATCCACACCCATCGCGTCAGCCAGCCCGTCAATGTATGCCTTCATCATGTCAGGCATGTTGTGCGCGTCTCTGCGGCGATTGTCAGGCGGGTGAAAGGTGAAGGTCATGACCGCATCCGGTGACGGTGGGAGTTTTGCCATGCGGCCCTCCCAGAACGCCAGTGTACGCGCCGCCTTGGTTGCTTTGGATCTGACAGCCCAGTGCACCCGCGCGTTGCGGCTTAGGTGCTTGCTGGGCCATGGAAGCGTGACTGTGTGTGTCATTGTGACGACCCCCAATGATCCTGCAAAACTTCGTCAAGAAGCTGACAGCATTCCGCCAGCATGTAGGCGCGGATCTCTGTGTTGTTCACGTCAACCGGAACACCGCAATTTTCCATGACCCAATCAACCAAGTGGCTGCATTCATGGATTCGGGTGTATTGGCTGGCATCTTCCCCAATATACAAGTAAAAATAAACCGTCCCGTCATCTACGGTTTCCTTGACGCACATGCCGTAGGACGCAGGGTTGAGGCCTTCAATTGCTGAAAATCCAAGCGTTTTTGTGTGGTGCTTCTGTAGTTTCTTCAAACTATCAAAAACCGCAACCTGTGTGTTGAATATCCCGATTTGGAAAACGCCAATTGGCTCAGACATCTTGCCTTCCCTCTATCTCTCTGCGGCACTGGCGGTCTAGCTTCGGGCCACTTTCGTTTCGCAATGTGGTTGCCGGTCTTGTTTTGGCCTCATCTTTCATTGCAGCAAAACCACGAATGGCTAGCTCAATGACTTCCTCTTGCTCTGAGCCGTCAAGGTCCACTTCAAGCGCATTGGTCAACAAGTCGATAACTGCACTCTCTTCCGTCTCTCCGTATCCCTCGCACGACAAATCACTTGCGCACTGCCAATCAAAATGGGCGTGCCAGTCGTGCCCTCTGTCGGGGATCGGGGGGCAAACGTATGTTGTCACAATCCCCATCTCACACCCCCAACTCTAGGCATAGGTCAGTTGCCCGACGAACACGCTTTAGGGCTTTGCGCTGGTCCTGAGTATGCTTTCGGTCCACGGCATCCATATATTCAGCCCAATAAATCTCGCGCAACACAATGGCTTCAATCTTGGAACGCGCCTCTCGCTGCTCTGCGCGGCGCTTTGCTGCGGCTACGTCAAGCACTTGTGGGGGAGGGGTGGGTTTGCGGGTGAAGAGGTTTAGAAGGCGGCGCATAGCATCACCCCCAACCCCAGGCCAGCAACCACCAGCATTGCCACGACAGCGACGCCGCAGCGAAAGGCTGTGTCTAGCTCACTTGCGTTGTCCATGTGGTCAGTCATTGGTGCTCTCCAATTCTGGCATCAAATCTGAATGCATTGGGCAATAGAAATCTGGGTGCGGGTGCAAAGTCGCACTGTAAGATGACCCATCCATGACGCCAGCTAAGTGCTTTTTATATTCCGGCTTTAGCGTCAAATTTTCATAATCCTCATCCCAAGCAGTCATTTCGCACGTCATTTCGACAAGATTACATACGCCAAAACCATGCGGTCTATCCCATTCGTCAGAACTTGCCGAAAAATGGGCGCACGCTTTGCACTTTGGATGGTCTATCATTGCATATCCTTTCGCGCAGCTTCCAAAAGCTTCATGCGTCCATATGCTCCAGGTCGTAGGCCGCTTTTCTTTGCTGCCTGTTCAATCACCTGTTTCTCGCTATCGCTAAGAATAAGGCGAATTTGCTCTGTTCGTTTATCGTCCATGCTCAATATATATCATGCAAATAAATTGCACGCAAGGGGTTTACTTTGTGCAATGCCTAATTTACATTCAACCCAAGCAAGGAGAGACACATGCCAGCCAGCGACTGCCATAAATGCTACGGCACCGGATACGATGACGGCCTAAACCAGATTTGCACATGCGGCTATGGTCGCCGGTATCGGGCGCAGAGCATGCACGCAACGCACTTCTCAGCAGATGCGCTTATAGCTGCATCAGAGCGCAACGCAGCAGAGCGGGCGCAGGCGGAAGGCAAAGCCCCGTGCGCAGGAACCACATGCACCGCATATGTTGACCCGCAAGAAAACGCATACTGCGGGAACTGCCAACAAGAGTGGTGGTATAATGACAAAGACGTTTCATAGGAGAGAACCAATGACCGACGACCAACACAAATCCGCAATGTTTATCATCAACTGGCTGTCCTGCATTGCAGCGCTTGTTGTGATCTTCCTCTACGCAATCAACGTGACCGAGACAGCGCGGAAGAGCGCGCATGATTGGGGTGTGGCGCAGGAGGTGGGGCAGTGAGTGTTGAGGCGCTGAGAGAACTTGCGGAGAAGGTGGAGGATGGAGACGCTGAAGCTGTCAGAGAATTAATCGTCAATAGCGCCGTTTCATTTCCTCCGGTTTGGTTGGGGGTCGGGCGTATTATGGAAGGCTCCCTAGACGCCGCCAAGGCGCTGCATGAGGCTGTGCTGCCGCGCCAATGGTATGGAATACATTCCACGGCAACGGGTTATTCTGTGGCTGTTCATTTAGTGGCTGGGCCAGGGGTGGGAATTTACAGGTCGGGCGATGGTCAAAAATGCCCCGCCCGCGCGTGGCTGCTGGCTATCCTCAAAGCTCTTATTGCACAGGAGGTGGGGCAGTGATCGATTTTTATAGACTGTTTCGACCAAGATTTTGGCTAATGAACGGCAGGTATTCAAAAAGCTGGGATGCGTTTGTTTTGAGAGCAATTTCAAGGGGAGATGTTTGCCATGAAACCAATTGCACGGCGCGGGTTGGTGGTCGTCTAGTATGGGTTGAGAATTATCCCTACGCAGCAGGAACGCCGCACTCCCCATCCGTTAATGTGAGTCCATCGGCCAAAACTATAGATCTGCTCATTGAAGCGCTTGCCGTGTCGCCAGCAAGAAAAGCCCCATGACCGGCTGGCATCGCCACAACGGCCAACCAGTCCCCCACCTATCAGGGCGTGACGCTGTGGTGACGCTGCTTTTCCCATGCGGTGAAACAGAGGTTGCGCAATGCCGAATAGGTAAAGGGCATGCAGGCTCATGGATCTGGCGCAAGGGATACGCCCGTGTAATCCGGTACAAGCTGATTGACCCGCGCGGGCTTGCGACATTGCGCCGCATAGCATCAGCCCCGCGCTCGGTGGATAATGCAGGGAAAGAAACGGAGGAAGTTTGATGGGCGACATGGCAGACATGATAGAATGGTTTGGTGAGTGGCCTGACGATCCTATTTGCCCAGAGTGCGGCAATGAGTTGGAGCGCCGCGAAGACCAAGAAGGCGTTACCTATCAGTGCGGCAAAATGTCTTGCCTTAGCTTTTTTACAGAAGAGGAGATTTTAGGATGACCGACTACGTAGAAGAAACCCGCCAGAAGATCCAAGGCCACATTGACCGCGCCAAACACCTGCTGCGCGTCAAGCTCATTCCAGAGTGGCGCAACGAGCACCTGCCAGGAATGCGCCAGTACCGCCGTATGCTTGTGCAGAAGGTCATCAAAGACATTCGCTATGACCGGATGAACCTTAAGGATTGGGAGGCCATCAAGTGAAAATAACCATGGCAATTTGCACATTTCAAAGCGGTGACTTTGATGTGATGATTAAGGACAAAGAGACGGGCCGAGAAATATTTCTTTCAGGCAATCAGAAAATCACAAAAGACCAGCTTGATTTTATCAATGACGTTGCGCCTGCTTGCGTGTGGACCGACTACACGCGCACAACACCTGCTGACTAACTGCGACAACTGACCACATCCCACCCCCACCCCATTATGCTATTGTAGCCCAAGACAGAATGGAGACAAAAATGACAGCCGACAACATGAAGATTTGGGATGCGGTAGGCAAGACAGATCCGAAGCACACAAAACACGTCAACCAGCGTGGCGGGTTTACGTCTGTAAATGCCAATTCTCAGATTATGGAAGCAACGCGCCAGTTTGGGCCAATCGGTGTTGGCTGGGGATACACCACGGAAAACCTTTCTGTGCATGACGGGGTGGTCATTGTCAGCGTGACGCTGTGGCATGGATCGCGCGATAATGTGTTTGGGCCAATGCCAGGTTGTGCGGAGATTTTCGGAAAGCGCACCGACACGGACGCGCCCAAAAAAGCCACCACCGACGCAATCACAAAGCTTCTTTCTCAGCTTGGTTTCAATGCCGACATTTTCTTAGGAATGTGGGATGACAACAAGTACGTTCAGCAGCGCATTGAGGAAACCAAAGAAAAACCGCCAGAGCCAACCCGCCCAGAGCTACGCGACATGCTGAAAGCGTGGATGAACGCACCAAAGACAACGCCGGAAGACGTGCGCAAGGCATGGCTGAGCAATGATAACTTCAAGGCCAAACTCGCCAGCCTTCCCCAGCCAATGCAGCTAGAGCTAAAGGCTGAGGCTGAGAAGATTTGCCCAGACCTCAAGGAGGCCGCATGATTGGCGCAGTAAGCTCCCTTGTGCTTGACGTAGAGGCCCAGCGCGATAGCGGCAACCCAAAGTCTCTTGAGGCGTGCGCGGCGGTGGTCGCGCAGGAATACGGCGTGTCTGCGCGGGAACTACTGGCGGCGTATGATTCTTACTTGCGGGGTGAGTTGGATGGCGACTGAGACGCGCATTGTGAAGACAGAAGAGGACCGCGAGAGGCTGGTAAAGTACATCAACTTTCGCGGCCTTCCTTTCACGGCTGCAATTGCGGATGGGGTGAAGCGCACCAACCCGCAAAACGACTTGGTTCACAAGTGGTTTGCAGAGATAGCTAGTCACATGGGGGACCGGACGGAAAAAGACGTGAAGGCAGATTGCAATCTAATGTACGGCCTAGACATCATGCGCCGAGACCCAGAATGGGACAGCACATTTGGCTACCTTTTCGATAGCCTATCACACGCCGCCAAGCTCAAAGCAATTCGAGTTCTTGACATACCGTTTACCCGCAAAATGCGCGTGCCTGAGCTAAAAGAATACATGGACCAGATGATGCGGGACTATCGGGAAATGGGAATTTTTTTGACAGATCCAGAGTTGAGGGGTTACGATCAATGACGTGCAAGCATGATAGAGGCGATTACGTTTCAACGTATTGGCTTTGTGCGGATTGCTTTGCCAAGCTTGAACAAAGGCCTATTCGATACAGAATGGTTCAAGGGTCGGCCTTGCAAACATTCACAAATATTGGAGATAAATCGTGGACTTCTCCAATGCCAAGGCAACAAATTGCTTGGAAGGCTGATATAGCAACTTCCAAAGAGGGTGTAACTTTCTCAAAATTCATAGGATACATTGCAGAACGCTTTGTGCGGCGCGGAAGGCTTGAGAAACAAGAGGCCATTGACATGGCTATTGAGGCGCTGAAAGCTTTAGCTGAATTAGGCGACACGTTCGGATGTTCAGATTTTTCATGGGACAAGGATGCGGCCTATGAAATTGCAGACCAAGAAATGAGCTATTGGGACAGCGACGGCGACGGGTCAAACTCATGAAACGCACCCCACTAAAACGAGGCAAGCCGCTGCGCGCCAAAACTCGCATGAAGCAACGCAGCGACAAGCGCAAGGCATACCGCGCCAGTGACGAAGGCAAGGCGGCCACGGCATACCTGCAGGCGGTCAAACACCTTCCCTGCGCTGTGTGTGGCGCTCCACCGCCATCAGACGCGCACCACGTCATTTGTGATAGGTTTGGCGCGCGCAAGTCAAGCGATTGGGATGCGATTCCTCTGTGCAAGAAGCACCACCAGGATGGACCGGAAGCCATACATAACGGAAAGGCAAGCTGGGTTGCGCTGCACGGGCCTGACTGGGAATACATCGATCAAACGCAATTGCAGATATTAGGAGAAGTGAGGGATGTTTGACGCCAACGTTAGGAACAATCAAAGCATTTCGTTTAACTCAGTTGCTGGAACTATTGTGAAAAGTTGCGAGGAAAGCAGATTTGTTCGCTTTCACATGAATTCCGAACTGGCTGAACGGATATTTTCGACGACTAAGCCGAAAATATCTTCTGACTGGAATGCTCAGGAGATTGTTGTTTTGCAAGTGATGCTATGCGGAGGTGATCAGTTTTTAGTTGAGTATATGTATAAAGACGACGCACCTGCGACAAAATGACCAATCCCCCCACCCCTACAGTGTGGGTTAGGGTGAGAGAGTAACAAGGAGAGAATGAGATGAGCAAACTTGACAGCATGACTATCGGAGAAGCCAAGGAACTAGCGGCAATGTTTGGATCTGCGCCAAAGCAGGACAACAGCGCTTGGGAGATTGGAAAAATCTACCTGATCCGCACCGTGACCATGATTGACGTTGGCCGCGTTGTGTCCGTAACCCCGCAAGAAATAGTCTTGGAAGACGCTGCATGGATTGCAGACACAGGCCGTTTTCACGACATGCTAACGGAAAAAGCTGACCCCAAAGAGATTGAGCCATTTCCAGAGGGTCGGGTAATCATTGGTCGCGGTGCCATTATCGATGCTGTTGAGCATGGCAAAACATATCGGGTGCAGAAATGAACGCGGCGATTCTGACAGAGGGTTATAATCGGTCGTGGTCGCGGTCACGGTCGCGGTCGTGGTCGCTGTCGTGGTCGCTGTCGTGGTCGCGGTCGTGGTCGCTGTCGCGGTCGTGGTCGCTGTCGCGGTCGTGGTCGTGGTCGCGGTCGTGGTCGCTGTCGCGGTCGCTGTCGCGGTCATAAGCAACACCGGCGGCACATCAGACTAGCCGCCACCCCGCGCCGCACTCTCCTCCCACACAGCGGCGCGGGGCTTTTGAAAACAAGGGAATGAGCGCAAACGAAAGGAGACCCCGGATGTCGCTCTGGTTGGGCTTCCCCCAGGAACAGACAGAGCCGCGCCAAATGGCAATGTCACACCGCCCTTGTTTTCTAAAACCCTATCCCACTCACGGGAGCGGCCAGCACCAACCATCACGGGAATTTTGCGCGGTGCTGGTCGCATAGATAAGGAAAGAGGCATGACAAACACACCAGACATGAAAATCGCAACCATTCAAATCACCCCATACTCACACGTACAGGGTCCAGTGGAACACACCTACCCCAACGGCCAAGTGCGCATTCGGGTAGGGGAGCAGACGTTTACGGGTGAGCCGGTGAAAAATGAGGCCTAAGCCTCCACCCCTAAAATCATGTCACTAACAGTTTGGCCGTGGTAGTCCTTGCCATGGCCTAACACGCACATAGCGCCGCTGCCATCGCGCGCCGTAAATGTCCATGTTCCATTTTCAGAGTTTGCCCACATCTCCAGAATAACCCCGTCACGGTCCTGTGTGTCGCGCACGCTTTCCTGATAACGGCTGTCTAGCTGAATCATAATGTGGAAGGCTGGCGCGCAGTTGATTTGCTGAGAAAGCGCAGTCGTTCCGGTCAGTGTGATAATCGCAGTAAGCAGCAGTCCCTTCATAGTCTACCTCCTTTTCATGTAACACCAGTGTAACACAGAAAGGAGAAGGTAGGGTAAACACTACCCTGCGGCGGATTGACGCACCTTGTCAGCGCATTCACGATCCCATGTCAGGTTGGTGCGGTAGTCGCGCGCAAGGTTCCATGGGGCGTTAGCAGATCGCCAGTCAATCTCAGCTTGGGAGAATTTGCGAGGCTCTTCAACATCGCAAAATAGCGCCTCCTCAATTACCGGCGTCGGTTCCTTCTGTCCGCAGCCAATGAGGGGGAACGTCAAAATCGTTAGGGTCATTAACAGTCGCATCGCTTTGCATGTCCTCTGTTATGTTTGATAAGCGCGCACCGCATGTCATCAAGTCGTTGTGCAGCGCCGCTACGCGGGCCTCTAGGGCGGCGTTAGCGTTCACCAGCCCGAACACCCAGAAGCACACCCACGCGACCCCAGCAAGCAGCAGAGCGGCGGGAATGTATCGAATTGCAAAGAGGCCCACTACAAGATCCCCCGCTTTTGCTTTTTGATCCGGCTATAAAGAATGTAGCCAAGGCACATCAGGCCAGCGCCAACCAAACCAACCGTGATGACGTTCTGCGCAAATGCGTTGTCAGTCACCAGCGCAGGGACGGTTTGACTGCACACGGTTGTTGCCGCCGCGCCGATTGCCGCCTTGTTGGTTCCGCTCTCAAGCACCTTGTCGGTCTTGGGTTTGCTTTCATTCAGCCACGGTTTGACCTGAAAGCCAGGGCAGGCTTTGGCTGCATATTGGTTGTGTCCCGTCACCTTGGTGATGCTCTGGTATTCAAACTGCAGCTTGCCGATTAGCTTGCGCAAAGAGGCCATTTGCTCGGCGGTGTAGTGGTCATACGGGCTATCATTCTCAGAAGACCCAAAGCCACCCAGAAGGCAAACGCCTACCGTGCCTTTGTTGTGGCCTTTGACGTGCGCCCCGTCGCGCTCCATGGTGCGGCCTGCGGCAACAGTGCCGTCACGGTCAATGATCCAGTGATAGCCAATGTCAGACCATCCGTTGTCATCCATGTGCCAGCGCTTGATTTCCGCAACCTTTGCCTCAGTCGATTGGCCTTGCATCCAGTCGTCGCGGGTGGCGCTGCAATGAATAATAATTTCTGTCAGGTGTCTCATGCGACCTCCTTGATTTCGTCAACCGGCAATCCGTCGCGCAGGGCTTTCTCCCATTGCGCCGCCTGATCAAGCATAGCCTTGATTTGCTCGCGCTGAAAGCTGCGCGGGTGCGCGGTCTCAAGCTCTTTGATTGCCGCCTTAATCTTGTTTTGAAACTGCATTATAAATCCAACTCCTTTCGCGCCTTAGCCATAGCCAAGTCATGGATTTCCTGTTTCCGCTTGTCGTCACGACGCCGAAAAATGAAATTCATAACAAACGTTAGCACAAGGATTGCACAGCCGATAAGCGCAATCCAGTCAATCGACCAAACCCAACCAGCCCCAAGCATTGAAGCGCTAGTAACGCCCGCGCCTTTTATTGCAGGTTCAACATAGGAGTTTGTCATTTTGTCGATTCCTTCAAACGGTATAAAACCCCTGCCAGCAAATGCACACAACACACAGCAAAAAACGGGGCTGACTTCTCCAAGTCAAACACCACTTCTGAAAGGCCAGCTTGTCTTTCTGTAAACGAGTAAAGCGTTCCACCTGTACCGTAGACCACCACAAACATAAAATCTTCCACGGTGTCAAAGCCATTCCACTTGTCTAGGAATATCTCCTTTGACGCATAAATAAAGGCAATGACAAAAAACACGTGCATCTTGTAGGGGATTTCGCCGTCAACCATAAAGGCACCATAGCTAATCAAAGCCACAAGAAAGACGCCGATGCTTGTATGTGAAATTTGGCTTTTAGCGTATGCAAACCAGTCCCCATCATAACTGCTAGGTGTGGTCAAAGTTTTTAGAATTTGCCTTATCATTTCACACCTAGCGCAGTCATGGTTTACCTTTCTCCCATGTGTTGCTTTGTCGTTATCGGGCTTGCAGAATCTCAACTTCGCCCGTCCAATACATGCGGGTCGAGGTGTTGCCACCTAGAACCGCGCTAATCGTGTTCACGCTTTCAGCCCCCACATATGCAGATGTTTCAGTGCCTGTGCTTGCGAAGCCGTTGGTGTGGGTAGGTTGACTTGCGCCAGTGGTGCCGCCCACAATCACAAGATACACATTGCCGCCTGCCACGTACACATCCCCCGCGTTAACGGCGGTTGTTGTTGGCCATGCATCTCCGGTCATGAGAACAGGCCAGACGGGCGCGTCATTGGTGCCGATGTTTGTGTTCAGGTAAATTTGAGACCCAAAGCCCCCGATGTTGGATGTTGCCGCCGCAGCGTTGCGATAAAACGTTCCCGCAGCCTCGGAGCCAGTGGTTCTGTCTTGTAAGCCTTGCGTCGGGTGGGACTGGCCAAGGGCTCGGATCTTCACATCAATCCCAGTTTCGTTGCCTGGGAAAGAGTAAGTCCAAGGAATAGCAACCTCCCCTTGATCAGCAAGGATGCGGAACTCTTCTTTGATAATTCGCCCAGCGCCCGCTTTTGAGATGTTGCCATATACGCTGACGCTCGTCTCAAGAGGGGCGCTAATGTTATGCGGCGCAATCGCATAAGTGGACTTTGAATAGTCATTGCCCGTGATTGTCACCGCTGCGTCTGCGCCCGTGCTGCTGAGGTTCAGCGTGAATACATAGTCTGGCGCGTTGTCCTCAGCCCCGACAATGCAGTCATGGATAAACACGGAATTTGCCTCTACAAATGCGCATCCTGAGCCGCCACCACTTCCGCTGCGGGCAGAAGAGAAGCGGGCCTCAATCTCAAGGCCTATACACTCCAGCCGCCCACTGTTCGCTCCAAGAACGGAGATAGGCGTGCCGGTGTGCTGGTCAAAGTGTCCGCGCAATTCAATTCCGGTCAGACCGCCAAATTGATCCGCATAACCTCCCCCATCCGTGACGTTAACCGTGGCCCCCGATTGCGCTACACCCGCCCCCCTAATCCAATCGCTTCTGTCTAGCTTGACGTTTTTATAAAGGCCGTTTTGACGCCCGCCCCCTCCGGTATATGCAACCGTACCAATGATGCGGACTTGATTCCCGCCTGGGTTATCCGCATAGTTGCCACCATTTGAGATGATGTCGAATGTCCGGTTGTTTTTGTAGTTATCCGCAGACCCAGCTGGCTCAACTCGCAAGAAACAATTGATGTGCTGTGCGTGGTTTTGGGCAAAGTAGAACCCGTCCACAGATTTAATCTCAATAAAGTTTGCCTGCGCAGTGCTATCCGCTGGAAGCCCCGATATTTCATTGTGGTTAAAGTGAATGCCCGTCCCATCAATTTTATCATTGTCTGAAGCATACACACCTTGGAAGCGAGCGAACGCCTGCTTTGTGGCCGTCCTGTCACGCAGAAAGCCTTGGTTTCTCTCAATCCAAGAATGCCCCACGCCATGGCAGTCAACATCTAGCCAAAAATCATAAAACACGTTGTCATCAATGACAGCGTTCCAGCACCGACCCAGACGGATCGCAATGGAGCTTGCCGCTGTAAGGTTTGTGTTTACAAACTTAAACCCAACAACGTGGATACCATATGTTGCAACTGTTCCCGCAGCGTCTGCCGTAAAAACATCAGCATCCCCAAAGCTGAGTAGAGGCCCATTGAAGTCAGTAACCAATCGGCACCCATGGCCGCGAAGCTTAAGGCTTCTAGCGTCTCTTTCAGCAGAAAAAGCCCCCTCAATATAATACGATTGACTTCCAATAAACTCAACTACAGGGGATGGCCTGCCAAAGTAACCAACAGCAGCGCCAACCTTCTCAATCTCGTAATTGGTCGCAGATTGAAACGCTGCAAGCATTGGCGTTGATCCAGGAGCCGTATTCTCAGCAAAGTGATTTGGCTTTGTCACCCCAAATGGGAGTGCGTTAGGCATATCCGCAATAGCAGTTGCGCCCGACTCGTAGATATAGAAGACAGTCCCGTCCGACATTAACGCTCCATCAGGGAGGACTAAACCCGCTTGCAAATCTCCTGAAAGATCGCCGCGATTTGGCCAAGAAATTGGACTTGATGTCGCCTCAATAAGTGTGGCTGCGCCGTTTTCGTTGATAGCTGAAACACTGGTGATCGTGTCGGATAAAATGGGAGGCGTCTTATCAAATTGATCAACAAACTCCGTCCACTGCCGATGGCGGACAACATCGCCAACGCGCACACCGCGCTTCGCAGCATCATCAATGTAGCCGTCAGCGAGCGCCGCCGTAATGCTGTCGGTTCCATCGAGAAGCCAGGTCTGTGAACTCTGGCTAGACAATCCGTCTACGTTTAGACTCAATCCATCGGGATTATACGCCATCTGTCACACTCCTTTGTGCCTTGCGTACTTTAAACCACAAAATGCGACAATTTGCCACATACAACATTTGACTGACAAAACGGCCACTACACAGAATTCCCTGAAGCATCCACCCAGCCAGTCGCGCTTTTCCAAACGGGTTGGCCCAGAGTGGTGTCATATCCATAAAAACCCGTCTTTACCGCAGTCGGGCGACCCGCTGTTGTGAACGTTTGCCCTAGGTAGTCGCCGTCACTGTTCACGGTGTAACGTGTGTGGTCCGTATATACCTCAATTTGGCCAGACACGACGCCATTGCGGCGGAACTCTGCAACCCTTCCAGAGTCAAGACGGTGCAACTGAAGCGCGGCAGCAAGTGTGCTAAACAACCTAAGCTGCATGAGTGATTCGACCCACCGGAAGCCGCCCGTTCCTGTTGGAGCGCTTTGGCTTGCAATGTTGTCATTGTCGTTGCGAATATTTTTAATATCAGGGCTAGCCGTGGTGGTGAAAACCAAATCCCCGCGCAAACGCGCAGTGCCGCCTTGCTCAAGGGTCAAAAAGTCTACAAAACTTCCGCCAATGTCAACTTGCCCAAAGTTGGTGTCACCAGTAGCGCCATCGCCAGAAGCGACGGGGTAAAAAGTCCCATCCGTCAGGCGAGCAACCAAAGACACCTCGTACCCGCGCAAGCCCTCATAGGCTACATTACGACTTGTGCGAAGACTTCCTTCAATTGGCGGGGTGTAACTACGCGGGTTAAACCAATCCCCATCCAGATTGCCAAACCATCCAGTTGAAGATACGCGAACAAGAGGGGCCATGTTAAGCCCTGGCCACTGGAAGTAACCGCGAGCGTACAAGCTGCCGTTGTGATCATCGCCAAGCAAATCAAAGTGGGCATTGTCAGGCCCGCAAATAAACAAGCCCCCACGATCTTGCAGAGGCCCACCATGGCTCAAACGGAACCTGCGCGGCTCTGAATAGCAATCGGATAGCTGAAGATCTGGCGCATATCCAACAGCGATAGGCATAAAACCCAGAGGGTTTAGGATGCAGTTGTAAAGCTTAATTGCCCTAGCTACGCCGCCAGAAATTTCACAACCGGCCCGATACGGTCGATCATAGGCTGGTTCCTGCAATAGCGATGTAGGGCTGAGGTCGTAGAACTCGCAGTCATACGCCGCTGTGCCAGCAGGCCCCGCGCCGCCAGAAAAGTAGACGTGATGCCCGTTGTCTCCAACTTCAATACCGCTTGTGTCTGTTGTATCTAAGGCAATGATAAGAACGGGTTCGCTACCAGAGTTGTCAAAAGTAACAGATGTGTAGTCGTAAGTGGCAAAGCTCACAAAGCTAGCGCCAATGCGAATAGTTCCTGTCTGCTCAAACTGATGCGATGCAGTCCAAGGCACTGTAATCGTATCTGCCGCCCCGTCTTTAGCCAGAATAGGCCAGCTATCTGCGGTGCGATACACCCAGCCAGATTGAATAAGGCAATGACGCCAAAGGTTGCCTTCAGCGTACCCCCTAAAGGCCTCACTTGGGTCGTTGAACTCAGGAGCATTGCGAGAGCTAGACCACAAAACACCGGCCTCATTCCAATACCCAATAACATTCAAGCGATAAAACTCTGCTTGCCACGGACTATCCACAAGAAGACCGATGTCGTAATCTGCCCAATCTGGTAGGCGATCCGTTACCGTGTAACCCTCAAGGCTAGTCCCGCCGTCAGAAGATGTTCCATCGCAGGCCGTCCTAATAGTGATGCCTTCGCAATAAATTCGATCCAAGGTGTTGTTGTTGATAACAACCGCCGCAGACATTTGCCGCAGCGTTGCAGGTGTCGCACCCACCGCATCTTGGTTAGAGAAATCCCGCAAATCAAGCCGGGCGTCATACGCATTGCTGTAGGGCCGTCGCGGGTTGGCGCGGCCAAAGCCTGAATGCGAAGCATTTGTAACCCAAGGAAATTCCAAGTCTTTCACGCCAGTTCCAATAAATCGAAGCTCGCAGCCAGACGTGTTTGTCAAAAGCTCTTCTGGCGTACTTGCCCCGATGGTGCTAGGCGCAGGGCGCAGGTTTGGCACAACGCCCACGCCGCGACGGTGCACATTAGACTGCCAGATGACGCGCCCTTCACAGTAAATCAAACCCTCATACAGCAAATCTACATTGTTTTCAGAACACCAAGACTCTGCCGCATTGATGGCGGCAACGTTATCAACCGCCGCCGTGGGGTCATTGGCAACCACACCAAAGCTTTTAACGGTAAGAGAAGATGTCTCACTATCAAAAAAATCAGAATACGTAACTTTGTCCCATTCCAGTGTTACCCGATTTCTGCGTCTAAGAACGGATGGAAGGTCTGGGTGTGGTCGCGTATCCAGCCAAAGAGTAGGGTCCGCAGGCGGAATTGAGGGCGTTGGTGGCGTGTTTGAAATGACAATATTATCAAGCATCCCGCCTGCTTTAAGGGCAGAGAAAATGATGTCTGACCACTTTTCAGAAAAGGAGTTGCCATTCGTGACGTTTGCTCCCTCAAAAAAGAGAGCGTTGTGAATGTCATTGTCAAAGGTTGTTTCAGTCATTGAACAAGGTTCTCCTTGAGGGCTGGCAGTGCTAGGTACTCTAGCAGTGACCGAATGATGGGAAGTGTTGAGCCTGGCAGCAATCGCCGCGCGGCGTTTATGTCGCCTTCTGTGATTGGCTGGCCATCCTCGCGCAAACCAACGGCGGCGCTTGCATTGGTGCCAGCAACGCCCATTAGCTGCGTCACGTCACTTGCAAGGCCAAAGGTAGGGCCAAGAAGGGAGCCGATAGTTGAGCGGATAGCGTAACGCGATGCCGGTGCGCCTTGGTCGCGCTCAGGGAATGCGGCTTGTGAAACAGAGTACAAGCCAGGTGCGCCGATGCGCTCTGCAATGTTGTTGAACTCCATAAACACAGCAGCCAAGCCAGAGCGGTCAATGCCTTCAGCCAAGAACTTGCCGGGGTTGTCGCTGATGTCGCGCCCGCTTTCCTTTGACTTCAGCCAATACAGGAACGAACCCACGGCAATCATGTTTGTCATGCCAGCAAGCACAGAGACCGGAGCGTCTGCCACGTCCTGCGCCGCGCGCATTAGCACACGCTGGTGAGAGGCGAGGGCAAAGCTTTTGAACTGCAAGATTGCACGACCAACCGGATGATCGAGCGCAAGCGGGGTGTCACCGATACCCTTTGTCACAATCGTTGTGTCAACGGACTTATTGACCGCAGCCATATACAAACGCCGCGCCTCATAGCCGCGCCCCGTGTCGCCCCAGCGGTCAAGGCGCGCAATCGGCAAACCACCTTCTTCAATGCCTTCTTTGATGTAGAAGTCACCAACGGTTTCAAGGTCGCCACGGCCAAGGCCAATTTGAGACAAGAAGCGCTGCTCACGCTTAGGCAGGCTATCGAAGCCTTTGTTAACCGCCTGCTTGGATGCGCGAAGAATGCGAGCTTGGGAAAGTTGCGCAGCGAATGTCTTCTGAAACTCGTTCCAATACGGCATGCCTGTGACCTTGGAAAATCCCGTTGCGGCGTTGTTCAGCCAGCGCTCTACAGGGTGGCCGTAGGCGTAAGGATCTGTAAGCTCCGCCATGGTGGCCATGCGGGTGTTATGCAACGTCTCCGCAATGGTGCCCCCAAGCTTTGCGTCGGCGCGTGACAGCCTCACTCCCTTAAGGTTGCTGACAAGGGGTGCAATTCCGTCGCGCATCACAGCCCCAAAGCCGTGCATCATCGCATGGCGTCCAACGTCTGACAGGCTGGACAGGGTAACACCGCCCATGGTGCGCAGATAGTTGAAGGTCATGGCCCCCTGAAACACGCGCGCGGGCGTGGATGTGTTGGCATCTAGCAAATAGGTGCCGCGCAGGCGATCACGCAAGCCTTCAATCCGGTCAACGTCCTTGCGCTCGTCAGCATCAAGTTTCTGCAACAGCTTGGCGCGGTCAGTCTCGCTCAGGTCTTTGTTTGCCAGAGCCTTGTTGCGCAATTCCTCATAGTCGCGGGCAACCGCCTGAATCTGATCGCGCATGTCGGCACGCCCAAATTTGCGCTGTAGCTCAACATCGGAACCCATGATGCGCGCGTATTGCCGCCCCACAAGTTCAATGTCGTTTTCCAAGAACTCCAAAACCTCAGCGTCTGGAATGTTCAGCGTCCGCTCTTTCAACGGACCACGGGTCAGCGGAACAATGTGCATCGGGGATTCTGACGTGTCGCGGCCTGTCAGCTTGGCAATCACTGCTTCCGTGGCCTCGCGCACGTATGCGTCAACGTCAGAACTGCTTTTAAAATCAAAGCCGTCAAGAGCCTCGGACTCACCCTTCGCAACGAGGTCGTCAACGATGCGTTTAAAATACCGGTTGAGCGTGGATGCAAACTTATCCTGCTGCGCAATGATTTTGTTCTTGTTCCAAATGCGCGTGAAGTAGCTGTCAGCCGTGGACACATCGATGTCTTCCGGCAGCAAGCCTCCGTCAATCGCTTCTTTCTTGAGCGGATCAAACACACGCCGACGCCAGACCTGTGCAGCCTTGCTCACAAAGTCATCGCCTAGCGTGTCCTCATCAAGGTTGCGCATAGCATCGCCCGCCCGCGCGTGGAACTCCGCACGGCCCAGCTTGCCGCCTGCCTTGCGGTATGCAGTGAAAATTCTGTTGGTTTCATCCAGTGCAGAACCCACCGCGCCAAGTGTCCATTGCTTCACATAGGTTTCAACTGCCTGCGGCTGAGATGCCCCGCGCCCTGTCATCTTAAGCGCAAATCCCATTTCAGGCAGGTTAGCCGCAACACTGCGCGCCGCCGCGCTTTCGCTGCGCGTCAGGCCGATCATGGGATTGAATGGCGCAACACTGCCCAGCGCATTGGCCGCCTTGCCGCGAATTTCCAGATCCTCTTTGCTAAACGCCTGCGCCGCCTCAGCACCTACGCCTGCGCGCTGACCTTCTATCATCGCGTCATAGGCTTCTTCCATAGCGCCTGCGTCCGCGTGTGTCCGGTCTGTCAGGTCGTTTCCTAGCTGTCCCTCAAGTCGTTTGAACTCGCCAGCCTGCAAGAACTTGCCTGCGCCTGCGCCAAGAAGGCCGGAGAGGATTGTAGAAGCGCCGATGTTAATCAGGCTTTCGGTGTATCCGCGCGTTTCCTGCGACTGCTGCAAGCCGATTTCTGAGATTGTCCCGTCAAGCGCGCCCGCCGCTGCTGTCTGAAGTGCAAGCTTAGAAACCGTAATGGTTCCCTTGCCGCCCTGAACGACAACGCCTCCAGGAATAAGCGTGGGTAGGTCAAGAAGCCCCGCGCCCATGCCAGCAACGAGACCTTTCCAACCTGCCGCGCCAAGTGTGCGCCGGTCTTCAATCTCCTGATCGATGCGCGACTTTAGCGCCGTGGCGTACCGTGAATTGTGAACATCAGTGAAGCGGTCCCAATATGGTTCGTATGGGGTGCCTTCAATATCGGCCCAAGGATTATAACCCTCTTCAACAACGCCAGGCTCTACACCTGTTGTCGGGCTGCTGAAGTATGAGCCAAGAATGTTTTCCTGACGAAACGCCGCGCCGGTAGTCTCACGAAAATCAGGCGCAGGCTGTGCAGGGTCATTGTCAGCAGGTGGCTGAGTGAAGATGTCGCCGGAAACTGGTTGCCCGTTCTGATCAACAAACATGCGCGTTACTCCTCAAACAACGGGTCATCAAGTTGATCCCGCAATTCTTGGCGCGCTTGCGCTCGTTTATCTTTTCGCTCTTGGCGTCTGATCGCCTCAGCGCGGCTTGTCTTTGTCCAGCGCTTGTTGTCGATGGTCAGGAACCCTTCGGAGATACCTTTGGTTTTGTACATGCCGCCTGTAGGTTCCCAATCGCCTGTGTCTGGGTCTTTGGCGTAGATTTCTTTGGTGTCCACATTCACGACCACGCCGCCCTTGCGGTTGTCCGCAGTCTTGACGCGAAGAAGGATTGAGCCATCGGGTTGCAAGAACCCTTCGTCACGCAAAGCGCTTTCCTCAAACTCTGCGCTGCGCTGGCGGGTTTCCTCAATCCGGCTTTGTGTGGTTTCCTGCTCGCCCGTCGCTGGGTCAAACTGCATGTATACATTTTCAGGAAGCACGTCGAAGGTGCCGTCTTCGCGCTGTGCAATAACGCCGTAACGCGGTGGACGGCCAAGGCGCACGTCAACGTCAGTGACGCCAGGCACGGCAACAAGGCTCACGCTGTCTGCGTTCACGTTTGCGCCAAACGCCTGCGTCACGCTTTCTTGCAGTTGCGTTGCAAGGTAATCTTGATTGCCCTCAAATGCAGGGTAGTACGCTTCGGGTGGGTAGCGCATGATCTGCGGCTTGCCGGTTGCGTTTGATACGTTGTAGGTGCGCTTGAACTGCGCCTCTGCGCGGGCCTTGGCGGTCTCTAGGTCGCCGGTCTGCTGATAGTGCTCAAGCACAATGTCCCGATATTCGGCAACCATGGTCTGCGCGGCAACACCTGGCGCGGCCTCTGGGTCTGCCGTGAATGGGTTGATTGTCTCATCATACAGCCCTTCAACGTCGCCAAGGTCAATCTTCTCGATTTTCTTCTGCACGTCCTTTGGCACAGCCACTTGCTCCGCACCTGGTTGACGCGCATTAATAACGTTTGTCGCCGCCTCTTCTGGTGAGAAGTCAAGCTTGCGCCAGTAGTTATATTCGGCAATTGCATTGCGTACATCGTCGGACCCGCTGCGACCAGCCATTGACCCTGTGCTAATGTCTTCAGCTTTTGAAGCAAGTTCAAGCATGGCGACTGCTTGCTCGATATTGCCGCGCAGCATGGTGCCGCGAATATTTTCTACAACCGGCCCTGGCATGACGCCGCGACGTTGCACAACAGACAATGCAGAAAGTGCGTATTTCTCGCTCTCTGGCTGCACGTCAAAAGACTTCCATGCGTTGTCTACACTCTTGCGGTCATCGGTGCTGTAGGGGTTGCCCTGCACTCCGTCACGGTATGCGGCAACGTCCGCCTGTTGCGCGTCGTAATCTTTTAGCGCGGCTTTAAGTTTGTTGACCAGTCCAGCTTTTTGGCCATCGTCAAGCAAACCATCTTCCAGAATGTCTTTCTGGGAAACAGCGGCGGGGTTGGTGGCAATGTCTAGCTCAAGCTCACCCACGCGGTCTGTCTGTGCTGTGCCAACTTCTGCGTCCCGTTTGCTAAGAAGTGACGCGCGGTCTCCGTCATTCAGGCGCAAGTCGTTTAGAATGTCATCTTCCTGCACAGCAAACGGGTCTTGCTCAAGCGCGAGCTTATAGCCGTCAATTGCGGCGGTGCGCTCTGCCTTGCCGATTTGGTCAACAGCCTTGGCGGCAGATCCGATAAGCTTTAAGCGTGTGTCAATGTCCAACGCCTCAAAGCGCGGGTCAGCAGGCCCATTCGCTGCCAGCGTCACAGCCTCAACAGGCAAGCCCTGCGCAAGCCCCAAGTCGCCCAGAATGTTGCGCACGTATGGCTGCGTCTCGGATTTCTTGGGAAGCGCGTCATAATCACGGCCAGCATCAAGCCACTTCTGCGCGTTACCAGGTCCAGCGTTATACGCAATCAGCGCCGCCTCAACGTCTCCGCCGAACCGATCAAGCTGCTTGTTCATGTAGTATTCGCCGTAGGCTTTATTAATATCAGGGTCTTTCAGGTAGTCCTGCTGCTCCTGAACTGTGCCGCCGGTTGGAAAGTTCGGGTCGCCAATCTCGCGCGCAATTTGCTCGCCGGTTGCTGGCATAACCTGCATTATGCCCGTAGCACCTACAGGGGAAACCGCATTCGGATTGCCGCCGCTCTCCTGCTTGATCATTGCAGAGAAGAGATTGCCGCGCTGATAATCCATGCGCTGCGCTTCAGTGCCGCCACCTGCCGCCACAAGGGCGCGCTGTGGGTCTTCGTTAAACTCCTTGCGCCACAACGCCGCCGCCGCGTCACGTTCCCAGCTTTCCGCAAACTTCAGCTTTTCGGTTGGCGTCAAGCCTGAGTTGGCAACAATCTCCGCGCCTTGCGCAATGGCTGCGTCATAGTCAATGTCGCCGTCAATAATGCCAGCGCGCAGGCCTTCAAAGCTTTTCTCGATGGTGTCGTTATAGAACCCCGTCCGCGCTTGGCTTTCAAAGCTGTCTGCATTTAGCAGCAACTTGCCTTCAAGGTTCTGCAAGCGCACGTCATATTCGCGGCGCAAGTTTTTTGGCAGAGAACGCGCAAACTCATCTGCGGCATCCTTGTATTCCTCTTGTGCCGACTGCGTAAAGCCGAATGCACCTGGTTGCGCATCGCGCCCCATGTCGCGCAGCTTTTGTTGCTGCTGGGTTTGGAACTCAAGGAACCGAGCAGAGGCGTTGAACTTCTCGTCTTGCGCAAGGTTCTGCTGCTGAGTGAGGGATACGGTCGTTGCGGCCTGACCTACAGCGCGCGCTGCATCCCCCAGCGGGCTAAAGTCAACAGGTGCTGCGCTAAACTGGCGAACCCCACCGCGTGGGGTGGGCGCTCGGAAGGTCTCAACTGCGGTAGGAATTCTTGCCATGCTTAACCGTACCTGTAGCCAGTCTGTTGCCGTTTGGGTGTCACGTCGCCAAAGCGTTCACGCGCTGAGGCATACTGCCCAGCAGCGGAGCCAAGACCTCCAATGATGTTTGCCCCGCCAGTAATGCGAGCTTGCTGCGCCGCGCGCTGCCCTTGTGTGCGAAGCCCTGCCGCTTGTGTCTGGCCACCGTATAGCGCCGATTGAACCGCGCGCTCTGTTTCGGCTTCTGTGTCTGCAAAGATGTTAAGGATAGATGCATCCGTTGACGCGCCCTGCGCCGCCGCAAGTGCACGTTGACGGGATGCAAGCAGTGCGCCTTCTTTGCGCCGCTGCTCTGCTTCTCGCTGTGATTCCGCAAGCGCAACGTTTGCCGCTGCGTCCGCTTCAGCCTTTGCCTGCTGACCCGCGCGGATAGCCCCCACGCCGCCAAGAACAGAACCGCCAGCACTTAAGCCAAGCCCGATGTTTTGAAGTGTTGTTGCTGTGCCTGCCGCCGCTGCGCCCGCACCAGCGCCGCCGCCAATGCCAAGAAGTGAACCCGCTGTAACAAGTAACGCCGTCATTTTGTCACCTCCAAGTTAGCGGTCCACGTATCGCCGC